CATTTATTCCTCTCTTCCCCCCCCCCGACGCGCGGGTGGGGATTGTAGATTATGCGATTGTGAAGCGGGGGCGAAGGTAGTCCTCGCTGACCGCGTCGCCGTTGTCCGCACGGCCATTGTCGCCCACAAAGCAGAAGTACCCAGCCGAGGCTACGTCACGCAGCCAGTAATATTCGCTGTTAATCAAGTCAGCAGTATTTAAGCGGAATATCGGAAGTTGGTTTTTAGCAGTACCTGTATCAAAACCGCTTGAAGACCAAATAGTTCCGCCAAAAACTTCCATTTCCGACATAAGAACCGCCTGAACGTCAACCCATGCCCAACTTGACGAAGCACCTGTAGCCTGCCCGAAGCGATTATATCGAGCACTATCTACTGCCGAAGATACAAGTTCTTTAATCGTTTGTAAGTGCGAGCCAAAAATATCATATAATTGCTCATTAATCGTACCGTTCGGATTGCCTGCGGTTGCTATAGGTCCAAGGATTGTTGTGTGCATTTTTGAACCCTTATATCCGCCAGATGTTGTGGTGCTATTATTCATAGGCTGACAGTCACCAAAGTTTCTATCAGGAATTAAATCTAAGTGATTTTTCTTATATGTGTAATAGTTACCCCAATGGCAGTTAAACCCTGCGATTTTGACAATATCTGTACCGCTATTATCACAATCGTCGCCAACCACTTTTACTACGCGAGGCATTTTAATAAAATCGCCTATGTACAAATCCTCGAAAGGCGCAAAACCGTTTGTGCCCGCTATTCTGTCGTACAGCGATCCGTCGTTAAAGTACGACGTTATGTCCTTGCCACGGTAAATCGAGTTATGAAAACCCGCCGTATTAAGGTCTGCCGTATTAAGGATTGCATTAAACAGTTCTGCAAATTCAATCCTTTTTGTTCCCTCTTCGCCGTCGTGAACTATTGACTGGTTCTTGGAAGGAACACCCTTTTGTAAGTCTTTGATGGTTATACCCATAAAAATAAATCTCCTTATTTTTTTATTTGATTTTTAATTTAAAGTTATATTGAATATTGTTACCACTGTCGTCAACGAGCATTTCCTCGTTCGACGTGTAGAGCGGTGCAGATAAGCCCTTACCGCTTACACAAGCGTTATAAATATCGTCAACCGTTAAGCCATTGCATTCGGGAATTTCTATCGGCTTAACAAACCAAGGAAGATTGTTCCAGTTTGTTACACTGTCACCAATTTTGGCAGAATTATCATCTATGACATAGCCGATAACCCCATTCTCAAGTATAGGGTTTTTTTCTTGCCATTCTTTAAGGCTTGCCCGGACAATAAACGGCTTTTCTTCTTTAGGCGGCTCGTCGTCTTTGCTGACCATTTTGACATATTTCTTTTCTATGTCGTTCCAGTAATAAAACTCGTTGGCTGTAGTGTCTATGTACACTAAATTGCCTTTACCTGTGGCGGGAAATTCCGCAACAGATTTTGCTTGAACTACTGCGTTGTAAATAACTGTTGTGTTGCTACCGCCACCCGACCCGCCACCACCACCCGCAATGGGGAATGAATAAGGAATTAGAACCATAATTGTTGCACCTCTACTTCGCCTGTGCCTTTTATGTAAAGCGTTTTAGCCTTGGCTTGACCGTTAAATCCGTCACGTTCGTTTATTACGCAAACCTGAGCATAGCCGTTTGAAATCTTAATAGACGTATCTTCCGAAACCGTATCTTCAAACGATACATAAATATCGCCACCTGAAAAGTTTTTTACGAGATACTGACCGCCGTATGTGTCAAATTCTAATTCCGAAACACCACCCGTAAGTTGTATTCTTTTTACACGTTGTATGGGTTGATTGTTTTTTGCCATATTCGGTATTCTCCTTTGATTATTTTTATAATTAAGAAATATGAACTTTTATGGTTGCCTGTAAAAGCTCTCCGTCAACTTCCAAATATTCACCGTCACTGGTTTCAATGGGCACACTCAAGTTGCCTTTTAATATAAGCATCGCAAAATCTTCAAGCCGCACACAATCATTACTTAAAAGCGGTTTAGACGATTTTATGTTCGCATCGGGGTTGTAACGCGGAATTGCGCCCGCAAGCGGGGTTTCGCTAACTACCGCATCGCCAAGGTTGGCACCTGTAACACCTTGGGGAATTTCAAAATCTAAAACCGCGTTCTGTGCTGTACCTGAATTCTTAACCTTAGCGGGTTTATCGGGCGCAACCGTAGTTACCGAACCTATTTCAAGACTTGTATTTTTACCCTGATATGCTACTGTATATATTGTTGAAGTTGAATTATCGGTGTATATTGTTACTGTCTTAGACCAAAGGAATTTGCCTTGCGTAAGTGTGGGCGGAATGAATGACGACCAGTCGCCTTCGGGGGGCGCAGCACCTGAATCACTTACCGCATAATTTATTGTTGTGGTTGAAATACCTATGCCGTTATAACCAACTGAATAATATACCGCGTCCGTGCCGTCTGTGTAGTTGATTTTTATTCGCGTCCAGAGAAATGTGTTTACCTTAACGGTGGGAATTGTTTTTGTCCAAGCTGTGGTGTCGGCGGGAATGTCTGTACCGCTCGTTGTGCGCTGATAGTCAATCTCTGTTGATTTAACACCAACGCCAGTTACACCGCCCGCACCTACCGCATACGAAACAACCTGTGCACCGTCGGTATATGTAAGCGTTATTCTTGTCCACAGAAAGTCGCCCGGCTTAACTGTTGGAATAGTTCCGCTCCACCCTTCTTCGGGGGGTGTGGTTACGTCAGGTTTTGTTGTGATATAGTCTATTGTGGTTGACGATATACCTCTACCAGACGCAAGTTCCATCCAGTAATTTTCCCAGTTCTCGTCGATTGTGGGGCGGACATTTATGCTACTTTTTTTAGCAATATAAGTGCCGAAATTGTGTGTAACAATGTTGAGCTTTTGGTAAACGGTTTTTGCTTCCCATTTACCGCGCGCTACGGGTACCACAATTCCAAGTTCGCGTTGGTCAATGACTGTTGAACCCATTAAAGAAATACCTCCTATTTTTTTAGTTTTATTGAAAAATAATAAAAGGCTATAAGCAGACAAAACCTTTTGATTCTGTAACTGCTTATAGCCCCTTTTGGCTTTCCCTATCGTCCATTTACGATAAGATAAGTATTAAGTTGTACATGCATGGTTCGACGACTATATCGACCAAGAACCGTTCTGCATAATAATTCCGTTGTTTATATCTTGCGAGTACCAAACACTGACCGTTTTTCCTACAGCTAACGCAGATACTGGCATTCTTGAATTATACGGCAATGTAATAGCCTTTTCGTCAAAAGGAAAATGCACCTTAACCGTTTTTTCTGTAGTGTTGGGCGGTTCTGCCACTATCATTTTTCTTGCTTTTATGGCCGCCCTTACGACTGGGTGATTTTCTATAACTTCGCTTACGAAGTCTGTAAGCATATGTTTAAACGCTTCGGCTTCTTTTAATTTATCACTCATAATTATTCTATCATATTCCTTGCGATAAGTCCAAATCTTTAACCGTAACTTTCGGAAAATCATTTGTCGAGGTTGCGGTAATACTCATACTGCCCGACGAAGAAAGCGGAAGGCTGTATGACTGTATTAAATGCCTTTCTAATCCGCCGCCCTGCTTATCTGACCTAAGTACCGATATAATGTTGTTTTCGCGTAAATGGAAAAGCTGGGGGCACGAAATCGTAATTGATTTTTGTAATACCGTCTTCTGTTTTAAATACTGGCTTGTAAGGTCGCGGCATTGCTCTACCGAGTAGCAAGTATTTGAGCTTTCAAAATAGGTCTTCTTGCCTATAAGGTTTGCATTTGTGTCGCTTGCCGGGTCAAGGTTTGTTGCTCGTGCGCCAACCATAGCCTCGTCCAAAGTTTCACCGAAAACGATAATATCGTTAAAGACATTTGTCGGTTTTGCGCTTTCGGAAATAGAAAACGTTGTCTTCCCGCCTTTTACTGTGAACGTCCACAAAACGGGTTTAGTCATATCGTTAATATCTTCCTGCGATGCGTCAACTCTTAATGCGCCTGTTTCGTCATAGCCTATCCAACTAACAAGTAAAGTATTCAGGTCAAGCAAGACGTTTGAATACGCACCGCCTGACGACGTTGTAACGGTGTGCGGCGCAAGGCACATAGGCACGATTTGTCCGTTAATTGTAATGGTGCGGTTGTTGTAAAAGCTCGTAAATATAGGCTGCACACTGTCTATCATTTCCGCCTTATTTTTGGTTTCCTTGTGAGTAAACTTCGATAGACGCAGAATTCCAGCCATTGCCTCAAAAATATTCGTTCTGTTTAAGATTTCGTATGTGTTTTCGAGTTTGCCGAAAAGAGATCCGTCAAGATATGCCCATTTGTCAACCAGTGAATATGACGATTTTCTGCTGTTGGGTTTTAATTCGAGTTTAGGGTCGTCGAAATAAAACACGCCTTGCGATAAATAGAAATCTTGTTCGCTCTGCAAGCGGATTCCCATTGATAATCTTACCTTGTTACCGAACCATATCTTGTTGACCGCATAATCAAATGCGCCGTCAAGATTTTCAAATGTTACACTCGCCTTTCTGCGCTGCCCATTGTTTAAGGAAACGCTAAGCGAGCCGTCCTGAATAAATGCTCTACTGTCGGCGTAACCACCGTAACCGCGCTTAAAGTTATTATCAAGCGCGAATGCTACGGTGTTGTCCGGGTTAAGAAATTCAAGTTTGGTCAGTTTTTTGTATCGTTCGGGATATTCAACTTCCCGAAGGTATTGCTGGTATGGTGTTAATGTTGCCATGCGGGTTTAGTCCTCGTCTGTGGTATTCTTTATTACCTTAGCTGTCAATATACCGAATTTACCCTCGTCTTTCTCTGCCGAATCGGGTAATTCAAATGTGGGCGCACTCATAACCTTTGGTGTCTTAGCAATAAGGACTTCCCTATCCTCGCCACCGAGAGCAAATGTTGTTCCGTTGTAAGGTAAAGGATATTTTGCAATAAGTTGACCAGTTGTTAAATCTACGTCGAAATCTACGCCAAGAACATCCTCGTCAACACGCCAGCCAACGTCTGTTGAAAGCTGAATAATTGTTACCTCACTTGCGTCGCCTATCTCTACCCAAGGCAAGGATATTTTCTTTTGCATTTGACGAGTTTTAAGGTTGGGCTCCATAGTAACAGCACCGTTCGTGTGTACCATTCTTATATGCCCTTCCATATCACGCATAAACAGTGTGTATGTGGTCGTTGAAAGGTCTTTGAGTTCTCTTTCAAGCTCTATACTGTCGTAGTACTCATCGTCGCTCACAATACCTATAAGGGCTTGCAGTGTGCCACTGTCATAATTCTGCACCGAACCCATTCTTGTCGGATAGCGCGTAAAATTCGCGGTTAGAGAGGGTGAATTGTTGTTTGATACAGAACCTTGCGAAATGTTGTACTCAAATATGTATTGCTTTACAACGTGATAAGCCTCGTCTTCTTCGCTGTATTCCGTAGCCAACAAGCTATAATTTTTAAATCTCGGCGATATAGTTTTTTCTATTTCGACTGAAGACATAAGCGCGCCATTGTTATCGTAGGCAAATAAATGATAGCGGTAGCTTTTGCCGCTCACAATACCAAAGTCTTTAAGGCGCGTAACGAGTGAACTTGTTTTAGCAATCACTTTTAATTCACTGCTACCTTCTTCTTGTCTATATATACGGAACCCCCTATTTGTTGAAACAGTACCTATACCACCCTCAATATTGTAAGTGAAGTTTGCTGTCATATATAGTTGGTAGGTTTCGCTATTCCAAGACGGCTCAAACGTTGCGCCGCCACCTGCTCGTAATTCGTTCAAAATCGTATCGCCATTACCCTGAATTACGGAAATACAATCGCACCCTGCACCATTCTCGCCACCGTCTATCATTACGGAAGTAATCGCGTCCTGCGTGTACCGCACCGACGTTCTGGTCCAGTCTAACAACCTGTCGCCTTCGTATGAAAAAGCGTAAATATCTGTAGGCGTTATTAAAAGGGCGGTTTCTGAGTTGTCTGCTGCGATATTTAATTCGGCTTGAACATTGCTGCCGTTTGAGTTAAGAATATTTATCGCAATAAAGTTGCCTGTAACGTCTGAGTAGTCGTCTGCTATATCTATTACCCTGATATAGTACCCGACAAATTCTTCATCGTCCCACTGCTCTCTAATTTCGCAAATATACCCTTCTTCTGTAACGCACAAATCGCCGTTTTGGGGTGGCGGGTTAGTCGGCGTAAATTCGTTTAACGTTAAGTCATATCTTTGCTGTCCTACGCTTAAATCGTCGTAAGGGTAGTTCCAAGTATATTTGATTTTAGGGGAAATTCTTGACGCGGTTATTCTGCCGTTATTTATATTCAAGAAATTGCCCTTGGGGGTAGCGTCATTTATTCTACCCTTCCATAAGACAGCCCACGGTCCCGTGAAGTTCATAGGGTTGTCTGTAACCTGATTCCAAGTTATTGTTGTATTTGCGGGTAACGTAACCGAGCCATTAGCCAGTGTATAAGTCCCGCTGGCGCGCGCCGGGATAATAGTTGCATTATCAAGCACATCCCACGCAAGACCGACACTGTTCTCCGAGCGGTAATATTCTGCTGAAAATGAACCTGAATAAACGTCGGCTGTATAGCTCACGCTAAATCCAACCCAGCCCGAACTGATTTGTATGCCTGATTCTGTTTCAACCGTACAGCGCACTGCATAGTCTGTGTTGTTGAATAAGCCGTCGAGTTCGTAGGCAAGCACTGACGTATAAATGTTGCCCGTGTCCGCTAAGTGGTTACTTCTATCGTGCCCGTCAGCAAGTTCCCACCGTACCCACTTAATCGCATCGTCTTGTGCTTGACTATAATCTGCCGTAAACTCTGCAAATGCAGTATTCAATGTTTCGCCGTCATTTACGCTTAACTGCAGTGTGGGGTGTGTCCTTGTAATTATTGCTGATTCTGAAATCTGTTGTACGAAGTCAACGCCAAAATCGGCATTATATTGAGGCTGGTCGCCCCAAATTCTTATTGCATTTTCGGGCGCGGTGCCGTTTGCATTAAAGCCCGCAGTAGTAAGAACTATGCGTTTTGTGTTGCCTTCTCGTGTTTCAATCCACCCAACGCCGTTTGTAAAGCTGTAATAGAATGTTATGCTGTCGTAATCTTCGTTTACTGCAAAATAGACCGCGCCGTTAGCGTACTCGTCGCTGTACTGATCCATAAGGAAATAATACATTTTGCCTCTTTGTGGCGCGGTGAGAGGTATTGAAACTACGCTATTTTGCGCTTTAAACCATTGTGTAATTCTAAACTTATAATCGTTGCCGTCTGCCAGTCCGAATTCACTTGCCCAAGTTCCGCCTGATATGTAAGAAAAGTAAACAGATTTACCGCGTTGGTCGGTACCGTTAAAGGGGCACCTTGTTGTTAAATAACCTGTCGATTTAATAAAATTAGACTGTGCGTTGTTGGCGTACATATCAATTTGAAAGCCTTGTAACGCGCTATTGCCGTTTACTTGCCATTGAATATTTACTTGGTCGCTCGCCGAAATCGTACCGCTGTTTGTAAATGTTGACGGTATTATTTGATTAGGCTCGTAAATCGCCATAATTCTCTGCTCCTTTTCTTATTAGTTATTTGTTAGGAATAATCTTTGCAAGCGAAAACAAGTCCGCTACGGTCATTGTCTTTGCGTCTTGGCTGACAGTCATTCCGTTTACAATTACTTGACCGCTATTATCGACACTATTATTGGTATTACCGAAGTTGCTCTGTGCCATCGGCGATTGACTGTACTTATGAGCTTTCTCGAACATAATTCCCATATTATTTACATACTTATCCCATTCAGCATTCCGTCTGGGCGAAAGTATCATTGAGGTAAGGTCAGGGTCGTTTACGGTTTCGGGACGGCTGGTGGGTTTTGCCATATAGCCTGCTCCCCCAGCAATACCACCACTATCGAATGTGCCATAAACGCTTGTAACGGTCTTTTTTAATGCTTCAAAGTTTGTGTTCTTGGTGTCGTTCCAGAATGAACCCCAACCGTCAAGTGCTCTTAATTTGACGATACCGCCGTCAAGATTGCCGTATATTTCACCATTGTAGCCGAATATTGCTCTATCGCCTAAGCCTAATGCTTCAACGGCTTGTTTGAGTATTTCGTTGTTTATTTCGCCAGCGTTTTCTACGTTGTAATCTACGCCCGCCCATTTAACATTGCCATTGTCGCCTACTTTGCTTTTATTGATACCTCTGCCTTCCGCGCCTTTAAGGACGACGATTTTATCTTTGGCAATATCAACGTCGCTCTTTTGCTGTGGTTGATTCAACGAAGGTGTAGTTTGAGTAATTGAGGGAATCGGCGTGTAATCGCCCGGCTCTGTTTTAATCGGTTGAGTAACGTCAACTTTGGTTACTTCTTTTATTGCACCGACTATATCAGTGAAGAAACTCGGCAATTCGCCAGTATAGGTCCTTATATCAAAGGCAACACCTAAAATACTATCCGCAACACCCGATATGCTGCCCGCAACACCATTAAGTCCGCCAGCGAAACCTGCCATTTCACCAGCAAAACCTGCCATTTCACCAGCATAATCAGTGTTCAACAGCAAGTAGGGAGCAACCTCATTGAGAATTCCTATTACTTCGTCGTTTGTGGTTTGACCAGATTCAAGCAACTCAATAATTTTGTTGTAGGCAGCCTCTTGAAGATTTTGCTGTGCCTTTAATAAACTTGCCTCCGCGCTCTCTATTTTGTCTTCGGCTTCGGCGATTTTCTTTTCGTCAGTCTGCCATTCCCACTGCCCAGTTGCAGTATTAAAACGTCTAACGGTGGCTTCGTTTTTGGCGTTTTCAAGGGCTTGTTGCGCCTCTAATACTTCTTTTTGGGCTTCTAATACAGAGAGCTTTTTTTCTTCCCATTCGTTGCTTGATTTTTCGGCATCACGCAACGCTTTGAGTTTGTCGATAAGGTCGCCGTAAAGACTTGTAACTTTTGAAATATCGTTCGCCCATTCTTCGACATGCGCCTTATATTTTCCAATATAACCTGAAAGCCCTTCGTTTATGAATGCGATTATAGCGTTCTTTTGCTCGTCAGTGTACTCGGTAGTTTCTTGGATTATTTTCTTTAACTGGTCATAGGAATCGCCTGCCTCTGCCGACGTGCCCATAGCACCGTAATAAAGACTGGAAAGTGTTTCGTTGTTAAGGACTTGCGCCTTTGCGAATAAATCAAGTGTGCTACCCTCAATATCTTCAATATCTTTAAGGGTACTTTCCATATCGTTCGCAACGTCACGAACCCCAGACCACGCTTTATGAAGTTCCTTATATTTACTACTACTTTTGCCGTTTTTAGCGGCTTCCACTTCAAGGGCGTTAGAGAGTTTGTCTTGCCAGTCACGCAAAAGGTCAAGGTTTTCTTGCGAATAGCCGATTTGTATTGTATCGTCGTTTACAAACTTATCGTAACCCTTTATCCCGGCATAATCGAATGAATCTTTCAAGTCCTTCATTTCGTTTTTATCGCCGTTGCCCATTGTGTTATCAATGGCATTGCCGAGATATTCTTTTGCGTCTTCTAATTGCTTTTGTGCATCTTCGTAATCGCTTTGCGCTTTCAGCGCAGCCGCAGTACGGACTGATTCGGTATACTGATTAACCGAACTTGTTAAATCGTCATAACCAACGCGCAATGAAGTCAGATAATCGTTTTCAACGCCGTAGCTTTCTCTTAATTCGTTTGACAACTTAATTAAGTTGTTTAAAGCGTCTGTACGTTCTTCTTCGCTTGCAGAAGTATCACCCAAAACGTCTGCATACATTTCCAAGGACGCTATATTGTCCTGTAAGGCTTCATTGGCTTCATTCAGGGCTTCTACTGCGTCATTTATTGTTTCAATCGCTTGTACGGCTTCTTCTGTGGTTGCCTTTATTTCTTCACGGGCCGCGTCCGCGTTATCATTACAACAAGCTATGATTGCTTGAATAATCTCAATAACAGCTGTAACAGCAAGCAAAATCCAGCCTATAATGGGCACAGAGGCTAATAATGATTTAATGCTTGCAGCAACGGCTTTAAAGCTCGCCGCAAGACCTGTATTCGCTGTTGTTAAGCCGAGCGAAGTCATTATTTCCGCACCCTGCGCTGCGGTTAATGTTCCAGATGCAACAGCTTCTTGAATTGTGGCTTGTAATTTCGCTCTTTTCTTTGCGGACAGTTTAGTTAAGGCGTTTGAAAGACCCGCCTCTGTTATAATCTGCTTGGCTTGCGCCCCTGTTACCTTACCGCTCGCCGCAGCAGCAGCAATATCTTGTACAACTTGCTGTTTTTGCTTTGAAGTAAGTTTCGCAATAGCGGTAGCATCGGAAATTGTTGCGGTTTTATTCTTTATTAAAGCGGAAGAATATGCGTTTACTCTTGCTGCTGCCTCTGACATTGCTTTATGGCGTAATGCCGCGCCCAAAGTGAAAGCGGCTACCGTAACTACTGGCAGTAATAAGTGCGCTTTGTCGAGAGCGTCCGCAAAGGTTAAAAGCCCGCTCGCCGCGTCGACAAAAAGTTTCTTAATGGTTAATATGTCTTGTGCGCCGTTTAAAAACTCTTGCCATTGTGCATTAAGGGAATTCAACTTTGCGGTGTATGTGTCGAGATAATCTTCGTTCTGCAACATTGAATAGCCGTCTGAGCCATCCATATTCGAGAGCGACGCTTTAACTTCTTCCATATTCCCTAAAAGGGCTATGAAGTAGTTTTTACGGAATGTGTTTGCTGTTGTGTAAACGCCAGCGAGGTCGTCGTAGATTTCTTCCAAGTCACCCGCGAGAGCGTCTTTAAGTGCAGAGCCGTCCTCTGTATCAAAGTAGGCATCGAGCTTATCCGCCTGCTCAACTGTCAAGTGTTGTATTTCGTCGGAAACCGCATACCAAACGTCAAGTATGCTTGCGGCACCTTTCTTGTACTCAGCAACAACGTCCGCAACATTATCAGATAATGACGCAAATACATTTAGTGCGCTGGATTTGCTTGAATACTGAATTAACGAGTTGAGCGCAGTACCAAGGTTTTCACCGCTACGCCCAGTCGCCGCAGACAAAGCGGTAATTAAAGCGATTGATTCCTCTAACGTTAGATTTGCATTCGCCGCAGATGAACCCATACGTTGTAAGGCAGTTAAAAGTTTGTCAGTTGTAACAGCAGCATTATCCTGAGTAATATTTAGTTTATCAATAACGCTTTCGAGTTCGCTTGCTTCAATTTTATACTGCGTTAAAATTGCAATAAGACCCGCGCTTGCGTTAGTTGCATCCAATTCAGCCGTATTAAGACCGAGCAGAGCCGCTTCTGTGGCTTTTATCGTATCTTCCCAAGAAAGACCTGTACGCGCAAAATCAAGGGCGATAGCCTGTACATTTTCAAATGTCTGTCCATAATCTTGTGCCAAGCCATAAAGCGCACTTGATATTTCCTCGTCGGCAAGACCGGGCATTACACGCTGGAATGCAATAACTGTATCTTCAGTTTTTACAAGAGTTTCATTGAGCGTGGAAATAGCACCCGTTATTGCCTGTAAGGGCTTCATAACGAGCGTTGCTGATAATTGCCATACTAAGAATTTTTTAATAAGGGAAGTTATACTGTCGCCGCTCTTGTTTACTGCGGCAGTATTTCTCTCTACCGTCGTTGTCTGCTGTTCAGTTTCAACGCGAGTTGTAGCAACGCTTGTAGATAAATTATTGTAGCCGTTCGCAAGCTCGCGTATTTTAAGCAACATTGCTTCGTTCGCGGTTGCGCCGTTCTTTAACTTACTGTTATAATTTTCCAGCGTTGTAAGTGCACTCTGCGTTTCAGTTTTAAGACTGTCAAACGTCCCAGCGGGGTACTGCTTTTCAAGCGACTTGATAGTTGAAAGCAAGTCAGCATATTTCTTCTGTAAGCCGTTTACTTGCGACTGTAATGTCGTAGCAGACTTAGTGTTATTATCTTGCGCCTTTTTAAGACGTTCTTGTGCTGACTGTAAGTTGACAGCTGTTATCTGTGTTTGCTTTTGGGACTTTGTAAGACGCTCTTGGGCGATAGCCAGATTTACGGACGCGGTTTGAGTAAGTATCTTTGCTTTCGCTAACCTTTCCTCTGCCGTTTGAAGATTTACAGTCGTTATCTGCGTTTTAATTTGCGCCTGAGTAAGTCTTTCGTTCTCTATGGCTTGCTTAGCAGTCTTCCCGGCAAGTCTGTCCGACTGGTCCGCCAAAGTCTTAAATTTCGCAGTAAGAGCTTCTATATCGGAAGTAAGTTTATTATTTATTGTAACAGTAGATAAAGACTGGGCAATATCTCTAATCTTGCCTTCTAATTCACCAAGCCCCTGTTCGGCTTTCTTTTTTTGTATATCTACTGAAAGAATAATTTTTGCCATAAACTAACTCTCTTAATTGCTAAAATAAAAGGCTATGAATACCACACCACTGCAGTACTCATAGCCCCTTTTGGCTCTTGCCGTTGCCCACTTGCAACGGCGATATGGTTACGACTAAATTATGTAGTCGATTGTATTCAAAAAATTAAAATGAAGTTTCGTTACCGTCTGCTGTAATTTGCCCGGTCTGAATAACGTTCAAATCTTTATCAGCGTTATTCATACCACCAACGAATGATATTTCAGCTTGCTTGCCCTGTATCATATCGGTAACAAAATTGTCCCAGAAAGGGCGGGGCGGTATCTTCCGCTTGCCGACATACCACTGATACCCTTTACCAAGTTCAATTACTCGTATAAGGTCGTCGTTGTCGATTTCTTCGTCATAAAGTGAGTGCTCACCAGTCGGCACATAACCGAATATAAGCGTGTTATCAACTACCGTTGCGCCGATATTCTCGTCCGAGTTGAGCGGCGTACCGTATGAAGGGTTCTCGCTTCTTCTTAAATATACTTTGGGGTCATACATTGCATAAACGTCTAATTCGATATGTTGTTTTAAAGCCGCTGTCATATCGGAAGAAACGGCGTTTAAGCCTGCGCTTACTGCCTTACCTATTCTCGGCGTTAAAACTTCAAAATCGTTTGTTATGCTCTCTATGCCCAATATAGTAAAGTCCAACATAATTGCACCTGCTGATTATGCGGGGCGTTGTTGAATTCGCCATGCACTTCTATCTGTAAAAAACAGTTCAAACCTTTCACAGAATGGTTGACCTTGCGTTACTCGAATTATTTCACGCACGGTAACTTCTTTGTCTGTGCGGTGTAAACTTTCAAGGAATGATTCCGAGCCTTTTCTGCACGCGCTTGTTATCGTCCTATACATAACAATAACTTCGCTCATTTTGACGGTAGAATCGAGCGTATAATCGCCGTACAATTCTTCCGCTTTGTCGCGGTTCTTTTTATACATAACGTCAAGTATTCCGCTTTTAATGCTTGAGCAAACGGAAAAATACTGTCCGTCAACTACCACATTTTTATCTTTATTCGTGCCGACATATATTGTATAGCCGAGCTTTTCGGTTACTCTCTTGAATTCTATCAAGCGTCGACTACAGCAGATAAACCTATCAAATATTACTTGTCGTTCGTATATACGCACTCTGCGCGGTTTTCCGTTCTTCTCACCCATTAAGGTTGAGCAAAAGAAATCACCCTTTACCACTAAACTTTTTGGAATATCACTTATCTGTGTTTCGTTAATATCGAGAAAGTCTTCTACTATAAGATTTTCGGGAAGTTTCTTTACCTTACTTCCCCTTAAACTTAAAAAGCCGTGTACAATCAGGTTGTCGGGCAGATACTCGATTTCGCTTTCAGTCAAATCAAGGCTACCGCCGTCTTTTTCCATTAACTCATATATCGTATCAATAGAATTCACCATTTTGCCACGCTTATTTTATCCTATGCCCCCGACCAAACGCATTCAGCCGGGGGAAGGATAATTATTTTTTTTCTTAGACTACTTAGGCAGCCTGAACTACGACCTTGCAAACCGCCGAAACGGACTCGTTTGCCGAAAGGGTAATGTTCATTTCGGTTTCGCCTGCGGTTACGCCCGTAACTACGCCGTCTTCGTCAACCTTAGCAATCTCCGTTGCGGGTGCGGGTTCTTCCTCACCGTCTTCACTCGCCGCCGATATTGCTTGCTTAATCGCAAATACAAGGTCGGAATAGTCGGGGGTAACGATGGAATTGTCGGGCATTACATAGTAAACGGGGGTCTGAACTTTGCCGCCTACCTTTACTACCACCTTACCGCGCATAACTATAAGGTCTTTGACTGCCTGCGTTGTGTCGCCGCAAGGTACATAAACCATATAGCCGAATACGCTCTGGTCTTTTGCGCATTCCGAGCATTCCGTGTCGGTTTCGTCGTAAGCCAACGCCGAGAAACTCCACGTCGTGTTTGCGTTTGTGGTCTGCGAACCGTCAACGCCTGCGTCGCCGTCAATGAACTGCGCACGAGGAATGAATGCGTACAAGTAACCCGCAAGCGAGCTGTTCTTGTCCGAATTGCCCTGCGCCTGATATACAGCCATCTTGACCATAACGCGCGCTACGACGGGCGAGAATGTCGTAGGAATGGAAAGTTCCTGAGCACTTGCAACTTCAACGTAGTAAAGTACGCAATAGGTCTTGCCTTCTTCTGCAACAAAGCCCTGAATTTCTCTCGATTTGGGGCCAACGCCGTAGTTCTTGCCGTCGTTGCCGACATAGCACGAATAATACTCGTTGTCAACGCTTTCACCGTAAGCCGAAACGGGCTTTCTCGAAACGACAAGTTTAGAGTCTTTCGCTACGATATTCTCTCTGAAAGGAACCGTACCGTTATATCTGAGCGTGCCACCCGTTGCAAGCTGTCTTGCTTCAAGCGAGAAGTCTGCCGCCGTAACTTCGCCCTTAAATGCGGACGAATCGGGAATGTTGATAACTACGGGCGCGCCGATACCTGCACGGATTTCGCCTGCGTTACACGAAGTGCTTAACTTGGACGAGTCAATCTTGTTGGTGTAACCTATCAAATCGCCCGTCTTAACGTCGTGTGCCCACATATCTGCGGTGCCCTTAACATACAATGACGAATTGTTTAATTTCATATTTTATCTGCTCCTTATAATTTTTGGTTTCGTCTTTTTAATTACCGTCTTTGCCGACGATTTTATCCAAATCGCCTAAGCCAGAAAGTTTTCCACGCATTTCGCCGAAAGAAATAAGTGCCGCCGATCCGTTCTCGTTTCTATCGAAACACCACGACGGGAAAGGATTGCCTTTACTGAATTTAACCATTCCGCTTAATTCCGCTTGTCCGAACATATCAAATCGTTTTCCGCGCTCTATTGCTTGTCTTCTTCGCTCAAACTGTAATACTGTCCATTCGTTCAAGTCTTTCTCTTGCAGAAGGCTTTGGTAGGCTACCGATGCAATCATAGTGTCTGTGTCGATTTTTAATTCGCTCGCACCTTTGGCTGCTAAGTCTTCTTCGGCTCTTACGAGGTCGGGGTTGTCGCTTTCGTCTGGAAGTTCAATCCCGTTTTGTGTTGCCAGCATAGGTCGAATATCAATATCGAAATCGTCTGGCGTAATTTCGACGGTGTTTCCGTCTTGTGTAACAACTACTTTGTCAAGAATTCTTTTGTTGCCAGTTTCGGTGTAGATTGTTTTGAGAGCGTCTTCTCTTTTGTATTTGAGCCGCAATGATAAATACAAAAATCTGATTATTCTCTCAAAGAAACCTATCGAACTTCCCGTCGCAAATAAGCTATCGTAGTCGATAGCCCACATTGCGGTAAGAAACGGCATACTCAAATACTCAAACGATAAGTTAGATAAACTCGTCATTCGGATTGCCAGCGCATTCCTTACGTCCAAAAATTCTTCGTAGTGTTCCATTTTTATGGGGTAGAATTTGAGCTTTTTCCAAGTCAGGGGTTCACCCTTTCTTATGCTTGCTCGCATTTCCCATGACATTGCTGTTTCATTGCCCATTATTTGTTCTCCTGCAATTATTTTGCAATGCTATATATCAACGCGCTAACCGCGCGATTGACGCAGTGTACAACTCTTTGCATACTCAGAGTTGATTGTTTCACCCTTCGTCGGGCAGTACCTTTGTAAAGGGCACATATACTCATTTACAAGCGTATCAGGGTCGGCGGTGTTAATGTCAACCCCTTCGTCCACCATTTTCTTACAAATGAATGGCTTTCTTCTGTCCTTTTTTACTCGTACCGCATTCGGGCATAACATAGTCTATTTTTTCCTTTTAATTTTAAAGTCCTTCGAGTATCAACTCAAAAGATATGAATTGTCCCTCGCATTCTGCTGTTACTTTCAAGGGCGTATTGTCTGCGCCGATGCAGTAAATCGTTAATGCGTTATCGTCAATAGTCGCTTTGTAGTTCTTCTTATTTGCACCAGAGAACGACCAAGAAACTACTTTATCTGTCTGCTGTGCATTCTCGAAGTATGCAGCAGTAACTGTAATGCTTTCATACTGCTCTACCGCCGACGGCACAACGCTCATAAACGCCACATACGGTTTAAAGTTGGTTTCCTTGACAACCAACTCGGCTGTCGCCGATATTGCCGTATTTTGCGCCATTCTCGCGGTAATTTGAACGTTTCCGACCCCTTTACCTAAAACAACACCGTCCGCGTCGACTTCGGCAATATCTGTGTCCGAACTTTCCCACAGCCAAGTAACCGGGTATTCGTCCGTAGGCTCTACCGCCTTATCGTCTTTAATGAATACGGCGGCAAGTTTAGTGGTTGAGTTTTGGTTCAATTCGCTTTCGCCGATTATGTCAGCTTTAAAGGACCTTAACTTTCCGCCAGCAATTCGATTTTCAATATCGTCATTTTCTGTCGGCTCTTGAATGCGCAGAGAGAAGTTTAAGACGTGTGAACTGTCGTAATCGCCAGTAAATTCTTGTATGAAGTCTGTAAAGCCAGTTACCTTAAAGGCTTTGCTACCGAGAATTATTATGCGGTCCGTATTCAGTTCGCGCTTAGTAACTTCGTTAAGCTGGCACATTGCATTGAAATAGCCATTGAGAAGTACTTGGTCGCTCGGCGCAACGTTATCGTTGCCTTGCATAGCCACTTTATCTATTACTAACGGCTCAGTCTTTATATTGCCGTAATAATCGTAGTAGTTAAATGAAGAATTGCAACGTCTGATTATTGCCGTAGCTTGCGCGCCCGAAATGTTTGACGGGTTAGCACATATCCAGATATTGCCCATTGTTTCAACCTTTGCGCCTATCGGGAAGTACTCAATCTCTTTATCTTCAAATAGAACCGTTTTGTAATCATCTATTTGCGTTGTTACGCTTGAGTTTGAGCGAACGTCTGGTAAACGTATATAGGTTGTTGTCCATTCGTAGAAGTCTTCCAGTAAGCCCTGTACCTGCGCCTCTACGAAGTCGCTTGAATATTTTGCGCGCGCTTCGGTAAATTGCTGTGTACGAATAGCGAGATACTGCCCTTGTCTATCAACATATTTTTTAGGCACATTAGTCTTGCCTTGCGGTATTCCACCGCCTTGCAATATTGCGCCCTGTATGTATTTTTCGCTATCGTTTGCCATAAGGTACCTCCACGCTTTGCTGTTTAACCGAATTGACCATTTCCAAGGCGCGGACCGTTATTCTTTATGGGTTCATTTTGCGTATTGCTCTTTACTTCCAAACCGAGAGTAACTCTGCGCCCGAAATTGCTCTTACCGTCGCCCAAAAGTAGGGTTCCGCAATCGGGGTGTTTTTGGCGGTTGAAATAGAATGTACCGACACCGCCCATATCTATTCCGTGGAAAGCCTCTATAATGGCTTGTTCCATAGCGAATAGTCTTGAATACGATTCGTTAAGTTTTGTGTTAGCTTCTTGCGTGTTATGTGTCCATATATCGAACGTTACTGCCAGCTGGACGTGTAAATCGTCAGATGCTATCGTTCTGCCCATATACACATAAATGCGCGTTTGAGCCACCTGCTCAACGCCCGGCGCAAAAGGCTGGGGAATAAGTCTGTATCCCTTCTTATCGTCCGCAGGTTCATCAGGCTTATCGGGGTTAAACAGTACTTGCTTTTTCTGCTGTGGGGTAGGTAAAGGGTTGTCTATCGGACGCGCACCGTCGTAATAAAGATATTTCCACAGGCGCACCCTTGCGCGCTTGTTATCGTCCTTGGGTTCGTATGTACCGTCGGGCATATCTAAAAGGTAGTCCATTACTCTGCGGGGTATCTCGTCCGTATCGGACAAGTCGTAAAACCCGCCGTAAATTTTATCGTATGGATACCATTGCGATTCAATCGTTGCCATATCTCTTAACCCTTTCTATATAAATGAACTTTGCCAGTCCACAGATAGACGAATATGTGCTCGAATAACCAGCCCGCAATATCACCGCATACAAGTGAAATTTCGCCGTCGTCCTTAACCTTTACTTTAAAGCAAGGCAGCACAACCCAGCCAACGCAATCCGCGTCAATGTCTTTAGTTATTTCGTCGTCCACCTTTGGTCCGTCAAAAAGCTCGTCAATTTCGTTGTTCATATTTATGATTTCTTCTCGCTCACAAATTTCTTCGTTTCCGCGTTACTTGCTTGCGTTTCAAGTTTGCCTGCGGCAACTTGAAGTTTCGCTATGTCAGCACCGCGCTGTTGAAGTTGCTCGGTTGCTTGCTTTAAGCTCGAAGTCAACGCTTTAAGGTTATCGGGGGTAGAAAGCAAATTCACGCCCGCAAGGAAACGTTCAAGCGCATCGTTCCTTGTCGCTTTAAGGTTAAAGATTTTTATGTCAAGCAATTTCTTTAATTCCTTGTAATCGGCAAGCAAATCGAAAATAATATGTTTAACTTCGGTATTGCCCTTAAACCGTTCGAGTTGGTTCATAGGGTGTACCTTGGCGTATTCGTCGTAATCTCTTGTGCTGAAATTATCGGGAACTTCAACACGCAAATAATGTCTTAAAAACAACTGCATGAGAAAGAGTTGTTTCTTTTGGGGGTTTTCTTCCCAAAGTTGCGGAAGGGTTATAACTTCGTCGCTTTGAATTTTCTGCGCCGAAATCTCGACAGGTTCCAACACGGATTCGGCAACTGCCTCTGCGAACGCCATTTTATCTTCAAGCGGAATGTACGTCGCCGCGCCCTTAATAAGTTCTTCCGTTATTTCAAATTTCTTTTTTTGTGCCATAATGGGTATCTCCTTTCCAGTTCCGAATTATGTTTTTTAAAATTTATATTAACCCCGATGACGGGAGTATTTTTCTGATTGCAAGGTTTCTTTCCAAAGCTCTCATTGCGCTGTTGAGGTCGCTTTTGTACCGGGCAAGACGTTCAGTATCCGTCTTTTCCTTGTTCGCCCTGTTCTGCTCGCTGAATGACCTATCTTCCACTTTTGAAACATTTGAAAGCCAGTCATTGTTAAAGCGCGTCTGCCATACAACTTGGAAACAAAGCCCAAGTATTCGCATTATTTCAACGGAAAGGTCTTCTTTAAAGTAACCGTCCGTGTAGAAGTCCATATTGAATACGGTACCTTTGGGTATCGGGTTTTCTGCACTGGCCGTAAAAGTAATTATGCCGTTTTCGCTATCGTATTTTACAAGATCCATCGGCGTTAGAATTACACGTTCGCGCTTATCGATGGTTTCTATTTTACAACTGAAAAGTTCGTAGCCTGCGCCGTTCTCTAATGCAACGTTTGTTTCTTCCGTAATGTCTTCTTCGAGTATATATTTTGTGCTGCCGTATATCGGCTCAATAAGTTTCGGTGAATCGGGTGTACCCATTAAATAGGGTATCATTCCGCTTGGTGTAGTAAAGTTAGGAATAGCGGCTTGCAGATATGACCACATACGGCGAGCATAAAGCGGCATATTCTCTCTTGCTAAAGCGTCGAGATTTATGTCGTCGATAAGAATACTGCAGTATTGAGTTATAACTTTTAAAATGGGTGTCGCCATAATTATTTCCCTTTATATTGGGTTGTTTCGGGTGGGGCATTGCGCCCCACCTTTAACAACGCTTTAGTTAAATGTTTGTAGTGGTTGTGTAGGACGCGACGGGCGTTGCCTGCTGTTCCGTTTTATCTTCTGTTGCGTTCGCCACTTCACCAGCAATGAGTTGGGGTAAATCGCGGTTAATATTGATAAGATTTACTGCTTCTTTTATATAATCAGTCCAGTAAGACTTATCGTAGGTAATACCTTTTTCGGCGCACATATCTTTAATATCGTTGAGTACGTCTTTGAGTTTCAGGGTGCCAGTTTTCTTGTCCGACACGCTCTTAAACGCCACTTCCGCCGCGCCAACCAACGGCATAACCTGTTGTGCTATTTCCGCCATTGTCTGAACGACGTTGACGGACTTACCGCTTTGCTTCTTTTTGATTATGGCTCTTATAACCAGAACCACATAAAGAATGGCAAGAAGGCAGCCACCGACTATGATTGCAATATCTTTAATCGCCATAATTATTTCGATGACCTCCTTCATTAGTAGTTATTCACGGAACCACCAACGCCGGGGGTGCCAACGGTTGCGTCCGCTACTTCCTCCCCTGCTGTTGTTTCTTGAGGCACGCTTTCACTGAGTTCGTCGCTCGCGGGCAATTCGTCCGCAACTTCTTCTATGTATTCGCCGAGAACTTTCAACTTAGCAACTTCCTCTACGGTAAGTCCGTTGTTGGGGTTTTCGGAAAGCACATAGTCAACGAATCTCTTTGTCTTTTCTTCGTCATAACCGTGGGACTGTGCGAACGCTACCGCGTCGCTTTCCACTACGGTCTGGCCGTTTTCCTTTTTTGCCACAAGCTCGTTATAAGCCTGCAACAGTTCCTGCTCTTTTACTTTAAGCATTATTAAGTTCCTCCTGTTGATAATAAATTGATAATCCACTCGCGCGTTATGGGTATCGAGAATAATACGACTAAAATTAAGCCGACTAAAATCACCCATTTTAACGCTTTAACGATTGCAGTTGATACTGTCCCCAAACCATCGAAGAAACTTTTTACGCCGTCAAAGAATAAAAGCATTGAAAGAATAAATGCGTTAGGCACATAAGAGTATTTCATCTTAGTGAGTTTATCTTTGTACAGTTCCCACTTAGCTTGCTTATTGCGCGCTTTGTGGTCAGCCTTTTGCTCTTTATTGAATTGCTTTTGCTCTCTTTTAAGGCGGTCAGCTTCCGCATTCAAAACGATAAGTTTATTCCTTATCTCTTGCTTACGAACCTTATTATCCGCCTCTTGTTCTTGGACTTGCAGAGATGCCGTTTCTGCTTGAACTTCAAGGGCTTTGTCCGCAATATCGGCAAGGCTTTCAGCGTGTTTCTCGACAATTTTCTCGTCGGTAATTTTCACCTTTGCCTTTTCCAGAATATTGCTTTGTACGCTACCGACAACCGAAGAAAACCCTACGTTTGCCGTTCCGTTCGGTTCGACCAACGCCTTGGGGTGATCCGTTACCACAACAGATAATTCTTCCGTTTCGGTTTCGGGTATGATTTCGTCGGTTTGCTCGACAACGTTTTCTTGCGCGTCAAAGTCCTGCGCCAACTTCTCTAAGTCCATTGCCATGTTTGTTTCCTCTTGCTTTATTCGGAAAGTTTTCTACCCATATCTTTCAATATCGGTGTAAACATTCCGTCGGGGTCTGTTTTCTTTGAAAGGTTATTAAGTACTTTAACCGTATCGGGGTGAATACGGTTATCGCCGTCTTCGTATGCCGAAATAAATAACTTGGCAACTATGCGCTGGTGGCTTTCGCAAAGTTTAGGAAAGATTTCGTAAAGTACCTTTACGTCAAGGTCCAACAGCTTATAGTACATATCCGCCGAGAGCAATTCTCCCTCTTTGTAGTCAAGTCTGTAACGGCTGCGTTCTTCGTCTGTGAGTCCGTTAATTACGATAAGTTCACGTCTGCGCATAAGTTTATCAACCTTAGCGTCTATACCCTGAAAGAATTCCTTTTTGGGAATGTCTAAGGTTCCACCTACGCGGTTTATCTGTCCGAGTTTGCCGAGAGTTAAAACTGACGTATCTGAAACTGCATCCATATAGAGCAATGTTACATATTCGTCCTTTTTAATTTCGACTACGGGCTGTTCACCTTGCGACTTAATGTATGCCGCAACTGCGTCCTGAGCTGCTTTCTCGCTAACACTTTTTACAAGTGCTTCGACTTCTGCTGCTGTATATGTCTTTTCTTCCTTTTTCTTGGAAGGATTTTCCTGTTCCGTTACTTCGGGGGATTCGCCGTCCGTAACTTTCAGTTCTTCGTTCTCGTTGTTTTCGGTTTTGGTTGCTGATTTTGCCATTTTCTTTACACACTCCTTTCAGATTTAATTATTTGACAAATATTTCTGTCAGCAGGGCAGAAATTCCGCCCTGCTTCCAGTTTTAACCTTAATGCTATTAGGCAACGTTCTTGATAAGACCGACCTTGCTTGCGAACATAGGCGCAATGTCAAACATTGCTTCCATGTTGATTTCAAGCGTGAAGTCTTCCGTCTTGCTGGGTTCTGCCGTAAGGGTGATAGGATGACCCTCTGCATATACGCCATACATAGGCTTGTTGCCTTCGCCGCCCTTTGCAACCATATAGATTTCGTCCGTAGGGAAAATCTTGGTGAGCAAGTTGTTCTGTGTACCGGGTACAAGTACGGGACGAATCGGGCAAAGGTCAACGCCGCCAACGTTACCGAGATGACCCTGCGTAGTCCACTTCTCGCCCAAGCCGTACTGCATACCGAGAATTGCGCCGCCCGTACCGTCGGTGGGAACTACCTTGCTTAAAGCGGTGCGCGCACCGAAAGCCAAAAGGTCGTTTGCATCTACGCCGTTCGCCGCCGAAAGGTCGTCGATAAGGTTGTTCCAGTTGTCGGACGTGTAGGACGAATAAGTGAGCTTTTTGGGCATATACTTCTGATTCTCTTTTGCGGTTTTGAGTGCAAAAGCAAACTTCGCATATACCTTGTTCCAAAGACCGCGAATCATTGCGTTGTAGTAATCACCCGCGTCGCCCTCGAACATTTGAGTCCACTTAATCTGGGTAATTGCCGCCGTTGCCTTGGGGGTAAGCGTAATCGTCTTATTGTTAAGACGGCTGATGGTAACGTTGTTAAAGCTACCTACGCTTGTATCCTCGAAGATAACAACGTCGTTGGACTTGATTTCGATTTCTTTGTAGCCGAATGCGGGGGCAGATTCCCACTGCATAAGACCGCCCATACTTATATCGTCGAATACGCGGAAAAGCAAAGGCGTAAGAATATCTCTGTCAAGCGCGGACATTGTGCGCAGGAATACGGGGTCCCTCATAAGCGACAAGTCGCTCTTGACTTCACCGATATTCGCGGGCATTTCCTGACCGCTTGCTTTGTACGCTTGAGCCGCGCAGAATAAGAGTTTCTTATCCCTGAATGCTTTTGAGAAAGACGCATAGTCAACGTTCTGTGCTGCAAGACGGGAATTGTATTTTTCCAAATTCATCTTGTTTTCGTTTATTGATTTACCGATATACTCGCAAACGACGAGTCTGCCCGTAGCGACCAAATCTCTGCGGTTGATTTCTGCACCGCAGACCTTGATTTTGGTGTCGCTGGTGTTAGAGGCTTCAAATACGTCGTTAGGAATGCAATTTAATTTCAACATTTCTGTTATCCTCCTTCCTTAATTACCTGCGCCCGGTTCGCCTGCGCCACCGTTAGCGGGACTTGCTTGTGTGCCGCCTGCCGTTACTGCTGCTCTGCAAACGAGTAAGCGATACTTGGTACCCCAGTCTGCGGAACCTTCGGTTACACCGAGTTCGCCGAGTATCTTGAAGTAAACTTCACCGCCCGAAGTGGGTGCGGCTGCCGCAGCAACAAGTCTGCCGTCCTTTATGGTTGCGAACTTGTGCGTATCGTCTGCGGGTGCGGTTGCAAAGTTACCTTTTCCGAGGAAGTATTGCTTACCTACGAAAAGTTCTTTGAAATCGCCGCGTTCGCCTGCGGGAAGTCCTATGCCGAGCGTGTTTCTGCCCTCGACCCATACGTTGCCGTTGCCGTCAACTGCTCTGTTGCGAGCGTAGTTGTTAAACGCATAGATACCCGTTGCGTCGCCCGTATTGCCGCCCACTTTACCGTTTGCGGCTGCGATATAGTTCCAGTCGTTGCCGTTCTTATACTTCGCAACTTCGTAGCCTTCGTTTTCCGTAAGAGAGTGCTGTACGCAAAGCATACCCGAACTGCAGTCTTCGGGAACGAGTTTTTCGTCGTCAAGTTTATTGAATTTACCCGAAGTGTTTTTAACGCCGTCGGGAATGGCAACTTCAAATAATGTTTCTTTAATGAATGACATTTTTGTTCTCCTTATTTATTATTTCATTACTCTGGATATTGCGCCCAGAATGCCTTCGTTCGCTTTCTGCGGTTCGCCGATGGGCTGTTCCCAAGCGAAGGTCTTTTTCTCGCTGGCGGTCTTGATTTCTGCCTGTGCTTTCTGATACTTAATTTGTTCTTCCATACACAAAGCGTCAACGTCCCTTGCCGCTATGCTTGCGCCGATAAACTTGCCTTCCGCGTCAACCAAGTTTGTGTACTTGTCTTCTGCTGCGGCAGTAAGCAAGTTTGCACAAATTTCTTCTTTGAATTTGCAGTCTTCGGGGCGGTCCGCGTTAATCTGAGCAAGGCGCGCTTTGATAGCCGTCGTTGCCTCGTCGCGTCTGCGAACCTTTTCCGCTGCCTGCATAGTTTCCAAAGCGGTTGTCGCCGTCTGACACGTCTTGTGTTCGTCCTCGTACTTCTTTTCAAGCTCTGCGCAACGTGCCTGTAAACTTTCGGTAATCATTGCGACGGGAAGTTCTATTTTAAGTCCCCCCTCGTTCGCAAAAAGAATTACGGGGGTGATTTCCGATTTGCTACCGCAAATTATTTCGCCGTTTTCGCTTTTTGCCGACGAAAGGAAAAATTCGCCCTTTTCCGAAAGCAACACAACATTTTCGTCTTGCACCGCAAGAACCTTAAAGCCGGGGAATTTGCCGTCTAAGTCTTTGACTTTCAACTTATTCATGCTGTCTGTTCCTTCCTTTTTTAAATTTTTATTGTTTTGAGTTTGCGGCTCACTATTATCTACCTGCTCGTAAGAGGCAGCTCTTATTTTGAGTTGTTCCAGCTCGCCTATACTTGCAGAAAGTTTTCTGATATTTGCACCTGCGAATGCGGGCGGCACGTCAGTACCCAGAATTGTTACACCGACTATGCGATATTCTTCTTCGTACTCAACACCGTCAACAATGCGGTTTTTGTAAACGTCAGCCTCAATACTGACATTCATTTGCCCACCGTTACGCTCAATTTCGTCAATGAGTTCACGGTTGTAGAAATACCACAGCGTACCGATAGCAACTATCCAGTTCTTGCCGTCAATATTTTCAATGTGAGGGTTAAACTTGCCGTCTTCCGTTTCCTTTATCCAGCCTGCGGGGTGCTCACAGTTCGCGCCGATATATGACGGGTAGAGCTTTCCAGTCTTCGGATCTCTTACCATTTCAAAATCGTGCCCGTTTGCAATCTTTCCGTTAATTACTGAATAGAGAATAGGAATTTCGGCAACGTCGTTTAAATGGTCTTCTATGTGTTCAAACAACCAGTTATTTCTGCATACTGTGTCATTTAAAAGCATTAAAACGACTTTGCGCAACATAGGGTTTGAAGTTTCGCAAAGTTTAAGCTGACCGTCTAATATACGGTGAATAGGTTTTTCGATAGGTTCGTCCATAGTGTTACCTCTCAAAAAATGAATTAAGGGCTACGGGTACCACACCACTGCAGTACTCATAGCCCCTTTTGGCTCTTGCCGTTGCCCACTTGCAACGGCGATTATTTATTTGGTTGCAGAAGGCGGACTCGAACCACCAACCTCTGGGTTATGAACCCAGCAAGCTACCATTGCTCTACTCTGCGATATTGGCGGGCGCAAGCCCGCATATATTATTGATTATTTATTTTTACTGTCGCAACCAGCTTTTTGCTGACCTCAAACACTTTAATACCGTCTTTTGAAGAATGCACTTCTATGTGATTCCCTCTTTTAAGCGCGGCATTAGCTGCCTTTTCTATGCTTGGGTTTTTCATAACTTCTTGCAAATCATTCATTGCCATCGGTACTTTCACCCTCGCTTTGTTTCTGCACCTTAGTTTCTTCAACTTCTTGCTCAGTCTTCTGTGGTGCACCCGTCTGTTTTGGTGTTGCCGACTGGTCGCTCGCCGACTGTGTATATGAAGTTTTAGGCGGTATTAAGTAATCGAGTAAGCCACTTTCCTTAACCGCTCTGCTCATTGAGAGTTTATCAAGGATTGACTGTCCGTCAAGGGCCGCAAGCACAAACCACGCCGAAAGGTCGCCTATGTTTAACTGTTTCATTGCGTCTGCACGCATTGTAGCTTCCGCGTATATATCGCCAAACATTTGGAAGTGCCACTCATATTCAAGATTAAGACTCTCGAATAAGTGGTTGACCATATTTTCAAGCGTTCTATATATACAGATAGGGAATTGCGCTTCGAGCTTTGCGGAATACTGCGATATGCCTTGGTGCGGGTTCTCGTTTGCAGGAATTAGTGCGGTCAGCCCCGCCTTTTCCATTACATACGAATTGAAACTCGAAGAAATATCGTTTGCGTTTGCCGCCTCTGCGTAATCGTGGCTCTTAATGTTTTGTACTGGTGCCGTAAAGAACGCCGTACCACCCGTGTTGGAATTTGCCATAAGCATATTCCAGTAAATTTCAAACAGCTTTCGAGAGTCTAAGGAAAGACTGAAAGCGTCTTCTTCGGACGCACCGTCATTTTGACTGCGGTAAGGAATTTCGCCAGTAAAGATTTTAACGAGCGGGTTCACAACTATGCTGAGCTGTGCCGCCTCGAAGTCCGCTTGCTGTGTAAATGACTGCATAAGTCCCGACATAGGCGGCGCAATGATAGGTGTTGTATCGTCTATCTCGAACGTCCACACGCGGTCAATAGGTAACGTAACATCGTATGCCCAGCGTCCGTTCTGCATAAACATTTTTGGGTTGCCTGCGCCGCTACTGTTTACATTGTCGATATGCAGACAATATTTGCGGTTGCCGACTTCTATATTGCAAGTTCTGTCGGAAAGCTCGGTTGCACCATCTGTGGGTTGACCGCCAATTTTTTGACATTCGCTTGCGTAAACGAAAGCACGGCTTTTCTTCTCGTCTTTCTTCTTTTGGAAGATTGCATCGAAGTCTTCCATATACGGTTCAAACAGGTCGCCGTATTGCCGCCAGTCTGTACCGGGCTGAAGAAAGTACATTAAGTTGAAAGAGATTGTATATTTGGTTATGTTGTTAAAGCCTATGATTTTACACCACTCTTGAGGAAGTTGTTGGTAAAACATATACTTAACTTTATTGTGTGAGCGGTCTATATTGTGCCGCAGTATGTAAAATGATTTGCCGAATATGTTTGACTGTCCGTTTGCTTGATGCCCAAGTTGTTCAACTTTGACCGCTTTCTCGATTTTATCAACTAAACGGAATTCGCGCCAGAATTCGTCAGACTTTGCGCTGTCCTTTTCGAGATACTGGGGAATCGTGAAATGACGATAGGTTAATATGTCGGCATATAGTTTAGTTATTTTGAAGTACGGATAGACCGTAAACCTTAACGCCTGCGATATTTGCTGTAATTGCTTTTCACTTGACTGCGGTGCCGTTAAGAATTCGCCGAGTTCGGCTTTGCTGTAATCGGCAGGAAGTGGCGAAATAGTTTTTACACGTTGGTTCTGAATGCTCGCTTGATTTGCCATAGCGCGCCCCGCCCTTGTAAACGCGGAATAAATCGCGTCGTTGGGCAGAGAGCCAAACTTAGCCGCAAGTTGGTGAAACCGCTCTAATGTGTCGGCGGTATATGAAGTTTTAGGCTTGGGGGGCGGTGTATCTTGCGGTGCAGGTAATGTAACCGTTTGACCGCTCGCACCTCTCGTCCCTTTCTTTTTATTTCCCACTTGCGTCCTCGTATTTATTTACTTATGGATTACTGCTTTTTCTTTTTGGCTTTGGGTTTAGTGTTGTCGTTATTACTATTATTATTGATTTTTTCCTGCTCGGCGGCGAGTTCTTTCTCAACGTTGTCAAGGAAATTATTCAAATAGTTTGTATAAGATTGTTGGTTCTTTTGAATGGCTGCACTGTTTACTGCGTACTTGCAACCGAGCAACCATTCGTGTTCTTCTCTTGAAAGTTGGTCTTCGGGAACCTTTACAAAATCTTCGCCCGGCTTAGTGTCGGTATATAAAAGTAAATACTGCATGTGGCTCGGTATAAACGAATACTTTACACCTTTCGGCACTTCAAGGGTTCGCCCCGCATAGAGCTTAAATTTTTTTACTCTCGGCATTATTTTCTTCCACCAGTCCTTAAACCTAAAAGCCTGTTCCTTTCCGATGCTATTGTTGTTGGCGCACCGCCGACACCTATCGAACCGCCGCTGCGCACCTTTGCGATTTCGTCTTCCCAAGAACTCTTGCGCTTGTAGTTCGCGCTCTTTAATTTACCTTCAAGGATCTGCGCCATTCTTAACCCGTACTTTAAAGCTGACCAGTCGTCGCGTTGTACCGCTTTTGACTTCCTTTCTTCCTTTACGGTTGTACCTGCGGTTGATGCGCGCAGGTTTTGAATTTGCTGGCAGAGTTCGTCGGTTTTCTTGTAGGGAATAACTATTCTGGAATCTGCAAAATTGTCTTTTATATTGTGCTTGAGTTTGTACTGTTCAATGCCGTCGTAAATATTTACGGTGAGCAATTCAACATTGCCTTGCTCAAACTCAATCTGTGCATAGCGTATCATTTCCGCATCTTCGTCATGAGAGCCGCGAGTACCCGCTTTTAAGGGATATATGACGGGCAATGCGTGTGGCTGTTCGAGTTCACGATAGCGCATGTGCTCATAACAGCAGAGCGGTAACGAGCCGTCATTCGTGGGTTTCATAAGTTCTTCTATGACACTTTTGCCGTAGGCTTGTGCGTCGATAACAAGATATGTCGTGCCCGCCGAATTGCAACAATATTTGCGCCATAACGCTTTAAGTTTCATAGCTTGGTGGTAGTCGGTTGCGGGCGGCGCATAACTGTCCACATATACCACTTGCTTTCTGTACTTGTCGCGCTTATGTACTTGCGTATATTTTGTAAGTTTGATTACAGTGTCGGCGCACTTTGCGTTTTTAGCACCGTCTTCATAAGATACGTCGTGCGCCACAATGTAGATAACTTCAGGGTCGCCGCAATGACTATCTTCCATAGCAAGCAGTTTACGGCTTTTAGAAAGCGTTTCGTCGGTTACTATCGGGTTATCACTCGAACCCGTATATGTACCGCTCATTTGGCGCAAGAAGTCGTCAATTGTCATTGTTCGGCGAAGGTCTTCAACGTATGAGATACTTCGTATGTTTGTTATGACTGAGATTTCCCAGCTCATATCAATTACAAGCGCAAGTCCCATTTCGCCGCTTATCATTTGCTGTAAAAAGTTATTATGGTATTTATAATACGCTGCATTGAGCCTACTGCTCGCGTTCGTGATTATCTTAATCTTGTTGTTAATATGTACGGGGTCAGGCATTTTATTGACGGACCGCGTTAAACGATTTGTAGGTAATACCTTACTTTCAAAATCGTTAAAGTCGAATTTCGGGTCGGTTTCCTGTCCGATTTCTTCCGCATTCAACTGCGAGCAGTTACCGCCCTGAATTGCACCAATGGCAAGTTCCGAACCATATATCGTGATAATCTTGAATAGGTCTTTTGTTTCCGATTTGATTATCCAGCAACTTGCAAGCGCGGGGTAATTCTTTTCGATTTGGTGGAATGCTGTTGCCGCGAGTTCCGCACCTTGTTTAAGTGACGGTGCGTAGTATCTGATAACTTCACCCGGCGACAATACACCATCTATCATATCCGACAGCATAATGCAGTACGTTTTGGTTATGCCACGCGGACCAGTAATCATTGTTTTTTGGTTTCGCGCAAACGCTCTTAATATAAGACGTTGCGGAAGTTCCAAAGAATAATCGGAATTATCGCTTTCGATTATGTCAAGAAAGTAATCGGGGTACCAGCGAAAAAATGAAATAAGAAGTGCCGACGATTCTTGGTTTATGCTTTCATAGTCAAATGCTTGCTGGGTGTCCTTGTCTATCCAGCGTCCCATTTGCTTGCTGTAAGTCTTTCCAGTCGGCATTATTCTTCACCGCCGTCGCTGTTACTGCCATTCTTTCTTATCGGGGTTAAGTTCGCATACTTTTTACGTTTCTTCTCGTCGTCTGTTTCTTCCGACGAGAATTCCCCAAGTTCGTCGTCAACCGTCAATTCAGCAGGCAACTCATAGACTGCTGCAAGGTCAGCGTTCTGTCTTACACAGTTGTACATTTTAAGCATTGACTGGTCTAACACGTCAAGAGTGTAGTTGTATTTACGTTTGCGCAATAGATTTTTGTCTATTGCCGCTATGGTATCTGCAAGGTTAAGGAATTTTCCATCAGCCATTAACCCTGCACGTTCGAGCGCAACAACCCACGCATCGGGTCTAAAATGCTCAACAGGCTTCTCGTCTTTTTTGCGCATACTCTCGGCTGCGAGAGTTTTATCTATCATATCGGTTAGAGTTTTTGCGCCCGTAAAGTTACCCTTTTCGATTAGCTTATCTAACTTTAAACTCCACTTTGCAACGTTCATAAGAGCGTTTTCTTGTTGAAGTGTTAAGGTCTGCCCCTTAAAACTGCTTTCACGCGCCTCATAAAGACGGTCAAGTTCATCGTAATCTTCACTGGTCTTCCAGTCAGGGTTTGTGCCCCACTTCGCTCTTTGTTCGGGCGTGCCGGGAAGTTTACTGAGCTTTGCGCGCTCGTTGACGATATGTTTTACGAAATCTTTCTCGGTTAAATCTTTACCGAAGATTTCGCGCATATTTGTAACGCCGTCAAAAAAGGTAAGTATCTTTCTACCCTTGCGGTCTTCCTTTTTCTCGGAAAGGCAGTTAATATAGGTTATCCAAGGGTCTTTGCAAGTATCGAAATCTTTAATGTCTTCAAGTACAATCGGCTTGCAGGGCACATTCAGCGCGGCGCAAGCGTGGAAAAGTGCAATGTATCTTCCTTCGGTGTGAGCCAGCTTTTCATAAAAGTCTTGTTCACAGCTAATGCAAAGGTGGCTAAGTCCATTCACGCTAAAAGACGCAGAAACCTGCCGACAGTTATCTTCTGTCAGTTCTGCGCCGCAGCAATGGCAATATTCGGTTGTCGAAAAGTTTCTCTCACTCTCATTGTTTGACATAGAAAAACGCCGTACAGCATTGCTATACGGCGTGAATTCACAAAAACAAGTAAACGGAAAGATAGCAACACTGAATAATCAATGTTTGTAGCCAACTGCTTTGCAACGCATTCGCGGGTGGAAAATACATTCCGATTTACTGCATTAGTATGTTGTTGAAAATATTTAATTTTATTATATATTATCAACATTTATTTTTTTTGTCAATAGAATTTTTCCTAAATTCTTGCACATTTTAGGAAATTTTTTAATTTTTCTTGACTTTCCAAATAGTTTCGGACTCAATTTTATTCTTTTGTCCACACCGTTCGCAGGTAATTGTGACGCTACCTCCGTTCTCTTTTGTTGAAATTTCGACTGAACGTCCGTGCCGGGCGGTGGTTATTTTTCCGTCAGCTTGTATGTAAGCTAATATATTCGAGCACGGTTTTTCATTTAACTTTCCGCAACACCTTATTGCTATTTTTCCCACGATAGCCCCCCTTATATGGCGCAAATAACGCAAAATTCAAGAATAAAAGCTATTACTGTTGTTATTGATAAGACAGACTTTATTTTTCTTAACATTGACTTTTTAAACCTCCCTGATATGGCACCAAGGCGTAGGTGCTTGCGTGATATTTGCACCGCAACGAACCGATTCGAGCGGACTATCATTCAACTTATATTTGCACTTTCCGCATTTTTGCTTTTTGTTCGGGCAACGGTGCTTAAATTGCCCAAGGGTCATAGGTTTATCAAGTATAGTAAGTTCTGATACGTTCCAAGCATAATTGAAAGGATGCTTGTCACTCTTTTCAAGCTCTTTGATTTTATCGCAAATGAAACTGAGCGGGACCTTGCCGTTTATGATTTCAAACTTCAATGACTGGTTAGGACTTGCAGGTATTCCTTCGCTGATATATGGCGCGGAATCGCCGTCCTTGATATGAAATAAACGCGGCGGAATGCCATCAACTTTGAATGTTTCGTGCCTACTGCAGTATGCGTAAACCTTAAACGGCGGTTTGAGATAATGACGAATTACCCACGGAATATCCTTGATTTCCCCGTCAATTAGCCCCTTGATTATTTCTATCGGTAAACACAAAAGTATATTGTCCATAAGCTATTCACCCTTCTTGGTTTTATACGCATCGTCGTCTATCTTTAAGAATATGGGGTTGCAGAATTGTAACCGTGTTCCGTCTTGCTCTATATAAGCGCAAACAGTAGTCGAAAGAATTTGAACTATGTAAACGACATTGTTTGTCTGTTTATCTATTGCCTTAATTCTCACTTTCTGCCTCCGTTGGCTCACAATTCTTATCTGTAAAAGTTATCTTTCTCTTTAGACGTTGCCAGAGCGTTAATTTTTCCTCTACTTTCCCTGTTCCTGTAATAATCTTGCACGGTAGCCCTATAATGGACTGTAATACGTCTTCAACGTCGTCAATAAGCACCTGCCCTTGTTTGTGCCTGTAAGAACTTCCAAGCTCTATCCCCCTTGATACGCAAGAGTATATACTTAATGGTGTAGGTATGTTTCGTTTTAAACGTTTAGCCATTTGTTCTATGAACTTACAGCGTTCGCGGCTCGCGCAAACAATAATGAGTTGGTCTTTTTCTGCCTCTTTTATAAGCTCGGTGGTCTTCCCTTTACCCCTGCGCCATATAATAAATTTACTCACTTTAATCTTCCTCCGTATTAAAAGGGTCTGTTTCGTTTTTGTCAGCTTTTTTCTTGCATTTGGTTTCTATAATTTCAAAGTCCAAGAAACTTAATATCGGCACAGTCAAAAACCATAAATAGTTCATATTCCCGAACCATATCGAAAGGAATACACTCATTGCGATAAACGCAAGATTTGTAATGCACCAGCAGATGATATATGCTATTTTCAATTCAGTTTCTCCTTGGGAATACACTCAGTGATTTTTGCACCACACTGGGGACAGAAGTGCATATTGTGACTTTTTGGTGTTCCACCTTCCATTAAGGTCCAAGCCTCGCCGCACTTATCGCATACCCAAGCCTTATCTTCGTCGCTGTTGCCCATAACTGTTTCTATGTAGTTGCAGGTTTCGCGCTTTTCGTAGCCTTCCTCTATTACAGCCTTAGCCAGAAAAGGAATGAATGCTTGTTCAAGAATATCGTTTATTACCACAGCCGATTTATCGTCCAAGTAATGTTCCTTACCTTCGCCGTCAGTGAATACGGGTTCAACGTTTGCGGAATTACTTTTCTCAAACATAAAGTTGTGTAGTTCTGCAATAGCTTTTTCTTTCTTCTTATCTTTAATACTGCTCACAATTATTCCTCCGTTTTTATTTTGCGGTAGTTCCGCTTATACAGACCGTTGGCAAGCGTTGTGCTGTCGCACTGTCTGAAATTGATACCCATAATCTCGGTTATGTCCTTGACCAGTTCTTCAATTTCCTGCTCGCTCTGCTCGTCTATAATTTCTTCCATAGCCTCTCCTTTTCAATTAAGTAAATCAAATATACTCACTTGCGCGGTTTCCTGCTCGAACCACTTTGTCCCTTTCTTGAAGTAGCCTTTTGAAATCTCAAAACCTATGTATCTTCGTTTAAGTTTATGACAAGCAATTCTGAGCGATTGAGAACCAGCGAAAGGGTCAAGAATCAAGTCGCCTTCTTTGGTATAGTGGTTGAGCAACATAGTCCAAAGCTGGGTCGGTTTTTGCGTGGGATGAAAGCGGTAGTCCTTATTCGCCATATCGCCTTGTAGCATTCCGTTAAACATATAGTGGAATACTCGCGCCACACCTTGACTGCACCACGCAAGTTCACAATCGCTAAAACTGTTCCGTAGTTTATCGTCGCAACGCTTGTCCCATACTACCCAAGACTTCGTTACTGGAAGAACGTCTGTATAGTAGTTGCCACCGAAAAGAATTTGATTACCCGAAAGCTCAAATATCAGGTCGAAAAACTCTTTCCCGATTCTCTCGTTGTCCCAAAGATTATCTTTGCAAGTGTAGTCCCGGCGCGTTGCCGCAGCCTTACCCGCTATCGCCACGCCGTTCGTATATGTCATTGTTCCGACACCTATTCCGTAGGGCGGATCGGTTATGCACCAGTCGGCTTTTATGCCTTGCTCTTTCATAAGTTGCATACCGACCTTACAGTCCAAGTTGTAGCACTGGTTTACTTCGAGTTTCAACTTACACACACTGAACCTCGCTCTGCGCTATCGCTTGGGCGGTGGTCGCAATTACCTTTCGGCTTGTAATGCCCCCCCCCCGTCGGGCTTATGTCGATTTTAATGTACTGATTTTGTTTCATTCTTTTACGCTTTAATATTTAATAAAGTCCTTACCAAAAACCTTGTTAATTTCGTCAATGCAGTGCGCCATTCCCAAGCCGCCACCTGCGGGTTTCCAAAAGCCGTCCGAATCATACGCTCCGCCATCCATGCAATATTCATACTGACGCGGGTGAGTGCGCTTTAATCGCTGAAAACGCCCCTCACCTTTTTCCTCATACGCCCCGAACGCACAGTAGACGCACCCGGTTCTATGACAACCAGTAGTACAAAGTTTGCCACAGCCGTCGCATAGCGTACTGCCGTACAAATTGCCGTCCGCCCCACGCGTTACAACTTCGCCGTAAACGCTTGCTATCGGCAAATCGTAACGCTTTATGTATTCTAAAACGTCTTGTTCAGTCCAAAAGCTCATCGGTTTGCTCTTTGGCTTTTTGCTATTGAATGCGTTGCAGCCAGACTGTAACCAAGCCGTGCGTCTTAACATACTTTCTTCGGTCATTGTTGCCAGTATCGGCTTTTTCTTTAAATGACTTAATGGCTTTTTCTTCATTTCGCCGCAACAGCGGTGTGAAATCAAGAAGTCCATATCAAGCAAGGGTTTCCACTTTGAGAAGTCGTACCTTTTGCTAAAGAAACCCCCAGTCCCCAACAGTTGCCTTACTCTGACCGGGTAATTCTCCTGTGAGTTCGTAGTAGTGCTTGAAATAGCTGCCCCCCCCCCGCAATACAAAGTCTGGAATTATAAACACGCTCCGCAACTTCCTTGCCTATAAAGGGGTATCCGTATGTTTTTATAACTTCGTCAAAACGCATTTTAGGGCGCATAACTGTCACATTATCAAACGACTTTGCAAACTGTCTTACTTCGGGGTATTCAAGCCCAGTATCGCAGAATACAGCCTCTACGTCGGGAAATATTCTACGCGCTATATGTAAAAGCACTGTGCTATCTTTGCCGCCAGAAAAGGACACATAAACCTGCCCTTTAAATTTGAAGTACCATTCCATTATTCGTGTTTGCGTTATTGCAACCTTACGGTGAAACGGCGCGGCTTGTAATTCTTTAAGAAGTTCTATTGTAGGCATTCTCTATCCTTTTGGTTTGTCACCCTCGCTCGGAATTGAAATTCCAAGTTTCTCAAAATAAAACTCTACTTTATGGGGATTTGGCACCACCAGTCCAAATCTGACCGCATTCTTGTATGTAACGCTGTCGCGCATTAAAACGCTCGGAAACCGCTCTATGTTTTTGCGGAAATTCTCCAAAGTTGAACTTCCTTTATAATGGTTGCAACTGCGACAAGCGGGCAAATAATTTGACATTACGTCTAATTCTTCAGCGGTCTTGTGTTGGCGGTAACAATCAAAGCACCGCGCCATAGGCACAATGTGGTCAACCTGCATATCTTTTAAGGCGATTTCACAACCGCAGTAAGCACAGTGTCCGCCACATTTGTCGTAAACTTCCTGACGTTCCGACTTTGTTAATTGCTTGCGCTTGGGTGGATTGTAATCGTTTATGATAGGCATTACTTACCCTCTTTTAATGCTTGGATAGTTTTCTCGCATTCTTCTCTCGTTTTATACAAGTCACAACCTTGAATCTTGTGAGAGTCGCTCCCTTTCTTATCTTTTACCCATGCACAAGTAATAAGTTCGTAGCTAAAATCACTATCATGCTTAATAACTATTGAGCCATCGCTGTATTTTTTAATATGAGCGTCAATTTGTGTTACCGTCGCTTCCACAATCTCATATTCTCTTTCGCCTAACACTGTTCCATAACCATTGCAAGTAGGACAATTAAGCTCGCAATCTAACGTCGCATTATTAGCACTTTCAACTTTCGCCTTGACTTTTTTGTTGCCGTTACAGGTAGGACAAACGACACGTTTTGTCACGTCCTTACGGTAATAGACAGTATCGCCAATATCAAAAGCTAAACCGAGTTCCGTAAACCATTTTGCTTTGAGTTTTTCATATTGAACTTCTTCGGATTTGGCAAGTTCAGATTCGCGCTCTTGCAATTTGAGTTCCTTTTCCCTTAAAGATTTCTCGCGCTCATTTAATAGTTTTTCTACTCTTGCATTGTTTTCGCTTGCACCTTGAATATTCTTATATTCATTTACAAATGCTTTGCGTAAAAATTCTTCAAACTTGCCAGAAGCCTTGTCTATGATTTCTTCAACTTCTGGATAATTCGGTTCTTTTTCATAATCATAATCGCAATAACTCATTATTTGTTCCCCTTTAATTCTTTTAAGCGTGCTTCAGCTTGGTCCTTTTCGGTAAAAACTGATTTACCGAAGTCTTCAAGCCTGAATGAGCGCAAACTGTTTGACGATGCCGTTTTTGCATTTTGACAGTCTATAAATAAAATCTTTCTTCCGTCACAATGGAAACCCCAGCATTCAAGTTCTTCAATTTGCCACTTCCCGAAGACCTTTTTATGGGTGTAAAGCGTATCGTGAATCGCGCACGGCAATTCAAACGCTTGTCCGTTTTCGAGCTTGTCTTCTAACTCTGCAAGACGATTACAAATATCTGCATTGTCAACCCCTTCTTCGGGTTCTGCATATTCGCCTTTATAATCTGTCGTTACTCTATATCTTGTTAATCTTTCCATAATTACCTCTATCGCTTTTAGAATGGAATATCGCCGTCCGGGTCGGGTTCGTAGTCCGCGCTCTTACCGCTTAAACCGCCGTCCATAATCGGCATTGTTCCGTCCCCGCGTGCGATTATTTGAATGAATTCGAGTTTTACCTCGTAATAGTTCCGTTTATGTCCCGTGGCTTGCGATATGTACGACGACTTGTCTAAAACGCCGTAAACAAACACAGTATCAAACTCTTTAAGTTGACTTACAACCGCCGCCAGCGGGTGGTTATCCCATAGTCCAAAGTTCATTAACTGTCGTTGCCACTTGTCTTCTTCGAGCTTGCGGGATGCGCCGTTCGCTCTAAAAACGAGCTTGTGCGCATTTGTGTATGCGCTCGGTTCAGATATTGTCAGGACGTCGCCGTTTTGGTTGCTAAGCACCGTTCCAACGCCCATAACAATCGTTCTGCGCCACTTGTCTTTATGTTTTATGAAGGACATTACTGCGTGTCCTCTGCCAACCCTGCGGTCTGCATAATGTTAAGCGACTTCGCGGGGTTTTCTTTATACTTTTTTTGTATCCAGTACTTTTCTCTTTCGAGAATGTTCTCACCTTTGGGGACAATCTCTATTACTTCAAATTGATAGTCAAGAATTCCCTTAATATTGAACCTTTCGGTTTTAAGGTGCTGCGCCCACCTGAATACTGGCGCATATATTGTTTGCCCGACATAAAATTCGCCAGTCGTCTTTTTGGTTATAAGGTATATGTATCCAGCCACTTGCTCGGTAAACATATCTCTTGTAACATAAAATTCCTTATCATCATCGGGTCTTATTCGGGCGAGTTCTTCTTGCTCGTATTTCCACTTGCACCCTTCACTGCAAAACTGCTTTTTTCTGTATTCCTCTATACCGAAAAACCTGTGTTTGATTTCGTAATTACCAAACTCAATTTTATTTTTCAAGTATGTTGTAATCGTGTGTCCACATTGTGCACAGGTGAAGGTGTGCTTTTGGAAATACCGCTCGGTATCGTAGCAATGCTCACCGATAACAATACAGTAAAGGTCGCCCGCCTTCATCTTGTCTTTGCGGTAAGCAAAAGCAATTTTCTCGCCGTACTCAGCTCTTATAATCTCTTTAAACTGGTCGCGGCTATCGCACACTTTACAATCCATAACCAGTTCAGTGTTCTCAGCCTTGCTGGTTGAAGAAAAGATACCGAAATTCATATCGTTTTCGCGGTTCTTTTTTGCGGTTTCTTCGTCCGCTACTTCGTAAATTCTATATAAGATTTCAAGCATTCTTTTTCTTCCTTTCGATAAGCATTGAAACCAGCGCGTCAGTACATTTTGTGATTACGGTTGCCGCAGATTCGCCGCCCTTAAATGCTGCCTGCGCCCACCATTTAATTTCGGACTTATCTATTCCTACCGAGTTAAAGAATTTTATAGCGAGCGTATATACGTCGTCTAAGGACATTTCCTTGACTTTGTGTTTTAATTGGAAACGCCTTATTAAAGCGTCGTCCAGCGAATCGTAGCGGTTGGTTGTGCCGATAATGATTACGCCATTTTTCAAGGTGTCAAGTTCCTGCATAATGGCAATAGTAACGCGCCCCATTTCCGCTACGTCGTCCCTTGCACCCCTTTTCATTCCGACAGCATCTATCTCGTCAAAGCAAAGCACGCAGGGTGCAGTTCTCGCATAATCAAATATTTTCGCAATGCTGTTTTGTGTGCTGCCAAGTGCCGACGTTATAAGATTTGAGAATTTGACATAAACGAAAGGCAGATCCGCCTTGTATGCTATGTACCGTGCTAACGCCGTTTTTCCTGTACCACTTTCGCCGTGAAGTAAGAGCGACGGCACATATCTGACGTTAAGGTCTGCAAGCTCATTTGAAACTTCGTAAGCGTCCAAAAGCTGTTTTACTACCATTTCTTCGCCTTCTCTCAAGATAAAGCGATTTATAGGGAAAAGCGCACTGTTTTCCGCAGTCAAAAGTCCACGCATATTATACGGCAATTCTATAAGTTCGGCTTGTTTAGTATTCAATTTTTTAAGTTGATATTCCTTAAATCTCTTATCTTTTTCGGTATTCAAACTCTCTAAAATTGTCCGCACCTGCGCTTGCGACTTTTTTATGTCGCCGTCGCAGATATATTCAATTAAAAGTCTTTCTGCGTCGTTCATATTTACCTCTCTTTTTAGAATGGAATATCTTCGTCGTCATCGTCAGTTTCCGTCGGCTGTGCCTTATAAATCGTCTTTCCAAGTTCGTCAAGCGCGAATACTTGGGGAAGAATTAAGTCACACACAACCTTTTCGTAGGTCTTGCCGTTATACTCTGTTTTTTCGAGTGCGCCCATTAAAAATACGGTGTCGCCCTTTTTAAACGATGCCGCAAAGTCGGCAAGTTCTCGCCAACAGGTGCATGATACGAATTCTGTTTTAGAACCGCCGTCTTCATCCTTTGAATAGCCAGCAGATATGCTGAATGACGTACACGAAATGGCGTTATTGCCAACTTTTTTGTACGAAGGGTCTTTCACTATTCTTCCGCTTGCAAGCACATAGGTTACGCCGTTTTCGTACTCTTGTTTTATAATCGCCATTAAATCATTCCCCTATATAATCCGTTCATTTTTAAACGTCTTAACATAGCCGTTTGTTTTTTAGTCATACCGCTCTTGCCGAACATATAATGGCAGTTCCATACCATTACTGCGCCACAAATCGAAAGTAGCCATTCGGGGTAATCATTGATATGTCGTCTTCCTTTTTGAGCGAGCTTTTCGGGTGAAATGTTCAGCTTTTTACAGCAAAGTTCTTCCGCTTTTCTCTGGTGCGACGGTACCGCATATACAACCGTTCCGTCTTCCAAAATCAGCACTTCAAGATAGTCTATAAATCTTTGCTTGTGCTTTTTTATATCAAATTCCGAATGAAGTCCATATTCTTCAGCCATTCCGAATCTCCCGAATATCTGTTCCTTATTGTTTTAATTTTGCGTTTTAAGTTCTTTATGCGCCGTCTTATCCAGCCGGGACGAGCCTTATGGTATCGCCAACTTTGCAAGGCTCTTAATCGCCTTTCTGCATAAATAAGCGTAAACGTGTCCGCTGTCTTCTTATCAAATAATGCCCTGCCACCCATTTTCAACTTCGGATAAACGAATCCGCACCCAGTTCTATCGGGACCTGTCCCCAAATCAACCCCCATAAAAAGCGGTACCGTATTGATTGTCATTAACGCGCCGATTTCTTGCGTGTTGCCGTTTTTATCAGTTATAAGCATCTTCGATTCGCTGTTGTTCACTATACCTTACCTCTATTCTCTCTTTTGCTTTGTTGTAGCTTTCAGGGTCTTTATCAATGCCGATAAAGTTTCTGCCTGTATTCCGCGCCGCTACGCCCGCTGAGCCACTTCCCATACAGTTGTCGAGCACTGTCATTCCCTTGTTGGTGTAGGTCTTTATGAGCCATTCACAGAGTGCTACGGGCTTTTCTGTTGAGTGTTGCGCCGTGCTGGGGTGCGGCTTTGCGACTTCCAGAATGCTTGTCGGGTATTTATCGGTTGAACCTGCCCTATCGTTCGCGGGCGCACCGTATTTACCGTAGTTGTTGTTGGTCTGTACTTTGGTCTTATACTTGGTGCCTTTACTGTGCAGGGGCTGTCCCTTGGTGAATTGCGGATTGTACACGGGCGGTTTCTTATAAAATATTGCAACCTGTTCGTGGCGACGCATAGGCATACGCTTTGCGTTAAGGAAACCACTCGTCAACTTCTTATCCCATATCAAGTCGTATCTGAACCACTTGTAATTACTCATTGCAAGGTCTATGTAAAACTTCCCTTGGGCGAATAAAGCTATGCAGCCATTGTCCTTAATAATGCGCCTATACTCTTTCCAGAGAGCCTTTAAATCAATGCGCTTGTCCTTTTTGTTTTGGGTTGTACCATAGGGCAAATCGCAGAGAATCATATCAATAGATTTATCGGGAATGCCTTTCATTACTTCAAGGCAATCGCCGAGATGCAGTTGAATTTCGCTCATTATTTTTCGCCCTCTTTTTTAAGAGAGAGTATAGCTGCCTTTATTCTTTGGACGGTCCACCAAACACCGCGCGCCCACTCACCGTCGGGCTTTATGTTGTTTTCAATGAGTTTTGCGTCCTTATCGCTAAGGCTTGCTAAAATCTCGTCCATAATAAGATTTTCAACTTCGTCAAGTTTGATATTTGTTGATTCGTGTACGAGTTTTACAAGCGTTTCTTCCGTAAGCGTTAATTCTATTGTTACTTTATTTCCCATACTTTTACTCCGTAAATAAACTAAGTTGTCCGCCTGCTTGGATATTGTTAAGTCTATCGGTTGCTACCTTGTGCCACCTTTCCGAGATTTCAAAGCCCAGATAGTGCCTTTTTAGATTTCGGCTTGCGACAGCTGTCGTTCCGCTACCGATAAAAGGGTCGAATACCAAATCGCCTTCGCTACTGCTGTTTAATATAAAGTTTTGAATGATATGTACTGGTTTTATCGTGCTATGGTCGAACTTCTTCTTATCATTCACATTCATTGTCGTAACATAGAATGTTTTTTTGCTTTCCGAATTACCAAACAACGGTACACCCTTTTCGCGGAAGAAAAGGCAGTATTCCGTATCATTCATATACTTGTTATTGCAAGTCGGGCAGACGTTTGTTTTGTGCCAAGTGATTAAATTCCAGTTACATTTCCGCTTGCCCACAAAGTACTGCAGTAGTGCTGGAATTTGGCTTTTGCTGCACCAAATATACAGATTTATTCGTTTTAAGACCCTTACAAACTCGTCGAGTATTTCCGCCTTAAAGCCGTCAGATATTTCAACGTATTGCTCATAGTGTAGATTTTTCTTTTCGCCGAACTTGCCTGCGCTATGATTTACGCTTTGTTCATACGGCGGATCTGTTACTATGAGGTCGACGCTTTTATCTGGTAAATCCTTTATTGCGAGATAACTGTCAACGCATTGTATTGTGTCAATATCGAATTTCAAGCTGCTTCCTCTGCAAATTCTTTTAAGCCTTCCATAACATAGAGAATGTTCGGCAAAGCCATTCCGTTGCCCCACATTTTGTATTCGGGGGAATCATTGTGTTTAATATCTTTCGCCCACCAGTCAGGCATCCCTTGTAGTCGCGCGCATTCTGTTGGCGTAAGGCGGCGGACAATAAGATTTACTATCTTCGCTTTTTCTAAATCTTCCTTGCAAATACAAACCGCGTGGCGGTCAGTAGTATTGAGTGTGTAACTCATACCCTCAATTACGCCTTTCCCGTTACAGCCAGATTTGTCTGTGCGGTCTATGCCATTTCCTTGCAGGCAATAAACGATTACACAGGGTATATGGTCCGAATCACACTTAATGGCGCGTAGCGTTAAACTCTTATCACCAGTTATGGTTTGGTTGTACATATCTGCACCCACAACTAACATTGCCCGCGCCGCACCTGTGGCACATAATGTGAAACAGGGGTCGCCGTTCTTGGGGTTGCTTGCGTTTGTTTTGCTTGTAATAGTTTCTTCGTTGTAAACGAGCACACAAGGCAAGTTATTTCCGCCAGTGCCAGCCATTCCGAGAATTGTGGGTGAGATTTCGCCGTATTCCCTTGCACCGTCCCTACGCGGAAAGTCATAGCAACAAACCACTGCGGTATAATCTGTGATGCGGTTTTCGTGGTCACCCGTTAAGGTTGGTGCAACAGTCCCATTTCCATTGCCTCTTGCGTCGAAACATTGCCCTGAATTATGAGCGCAACTTTCAGAAGTGTCGGCAGTTCCTTTCCACGTTTGGCTGACCGCTTTAAAACTCCGCGACAAGCCGTTTCGCTCAAATAATATTTTGTCGGCACGTTCTCCTCTAAAATCTGCGACAAGGTAGATTCTTCTACGACGTTGGGGTACTCCCCAAAATTGAGCGTCGAGCGTTCGCCACGCGACGGAATACCCTCGACCCAGTATGTACCCTGCTCCGTTCCAGCAAGAAGATTTGCCCCCCCCCCCGCAAAGGTCGAGGAATAGCGGCTGAACTGTCTTTAACTTTGACGATTTCTTCAAGGACTGTTCGGAAGTCTTCACCTTGGTTTGAACTGTATGCGCCGGGGACGTTTTCCCAAACGACGAATCGAGGAAACTCATTTGCTGTTGCATTTCGCATCTCCTTAATAATTCTTATGGCTTCCATAAAAAGCCCTGACCGCTCACCATCTAACCCTTCACGCTTACCTGCTATTGAAAGGTCTTGACAGGGTGAGCCAAAAGTTATAATGTCAACAGGTTCTATTTCTGCACCGTTAATCTTTGTAATATCACCAAGCTGTTTAACCTTGGGGAATCTCTTTGCTGTTACTTCGAGTGGAAATTTTTCTATTTCTGAACTCCATACTGGCTGAATTCCACAAAGCTCTGCCGCGAAACAACACGTTCCTGCGCCGTCAAATAAACTACCCATTCTCATGCTGCTAAGTCCCTCACATAAAACCAACTTTGGGGCGCAGTAAGCACCGTCCTATCGCAGTAAACTTCTTTGGTTGAAGTTCCCTGATATGCGTAGCGACAGCCTTTGCAATAAATGTCTGTGTTATAGTCTGTCTTTCCGTTTTTGCACAGGAATTCAAATTCGTTAAGTTCTTTCGGCTGTTCGTAAACAGTAAGTTCGGAAATATGCAAGCCGTAAAGATAATCTTCTTTGCCGTATGCACGCGCCTCGCTCTCGGTAAGACAACTGCCACCCCTTGCGATAGCTTCAAAACCGCACTCGCCATAAAGAATTGTTTTGTCGCAAATAAATTCGCCAACAACCTTTCCGCGAGCCTTGTTTGTAAGAATTACGCTGGCTGCGCTCAAATCGTCGCAGAGAGTAATATCAAACTTACTGCTCGTAACGTAAATGTAAACCTTAAAAGGTCCGTTAATGTGCGGTATTCTTTTGCGGATCTCAACGGTCTTTAAACCGCGTAATATAAGTTCTACCCACTTGGGTTGAATTGCTATTAAAATCGCTTTCACTTTCTACCTCTATAAAGTCGGCTCTTTCTTTGCTTTTTTGTTTCCAGTACTAATGGGCAATCGAATTCGCGCCCATTGTCGTTCGGTAGCGCGGTTTCCCTACCTGTTAAGCAACAACCATAGATTAAATCACTATCTTTATCAAGTTCGTTTACCTTTCTATGATAGGCAAAATCGCATCCTGTACAGGTAGTTGGAATCTCGTCAACTATTACCGATAAAACTTTCACCTTACAATTCCTCTAAATACCCGATAAGTTCGTCCGCCGAGCAGTCACCTTCCAAGTAAGCAATTACCTCTATGATTCTGTCATCGCCCAAATCGACACCCATTTTTTCAAGCTCGGTATTAAGTTTTAAATTTAATTCCTTTTGCTTTTCTGCGTTTTTAGCAATGCGATTTGCAATATCTTTAACTTTTTGTGATACTTTCACTTTCTTGCCTTCCTTTGCTTTTTTCGGGTCTGTCGAGCAACCTTGTTCCGCTTATGGCGTTTGTTCTTAATTTTTGCAATGTGAGGACCTTTGGTATAAGGTCTTGATTTGCGCTGTTCGGGGAATCTGAAATTATCAAATATTCCGTCCGAATAAATATGATTTCCGAGTATAAACATTCTGCTTCCTATCTATCGCTCTTATAAATTTTTAGTAGTTTTCGTTTTAACTTTTTAGGCATAGGCATTTTTAGTATTTCTTCCATCGGGGTACCGTGGCGGTAATGCCACTCAATGTCGTTCACTTGACGTTGCTTTTTTTGAATGTCTTTGAGTTGACTATCAAGTATCAGTAACGCCAAAAGACATATTAGAACGCCCAGTATCAGGCTCGCCATAATAAGTCCGAGAATTGAAAATACGTTCATTGCCTGCCTTTCCTATCAAATTCACGAATTGCTTTGACTTGTGTTTGTAGATAATCAAAGCATTCGTTCTCTCGCCGCAATACTCTTTAACCTTTCCGTTATCAAGAAGTACGGTATCAAAATTCCTTCTCATAGAAAGCCGTTTGAGCTTTCGCTTTTTTCTGTCTAAGTTAAATTTGTTAGCCATTAGGTATTACCCTTTACTCTCCGTATGACATTTATGTCGTAGCCGCTATCGACAAACTTTTCGCAAAGCGGGCGGTTGATTCCGTTGCCGAGATAGGTGTATATGTACAACCATTCTTCCTGAGTGAATTTCGTCCCTAAGTACTGGTTGATCCCTTCGCGCATTCTGGTTTGAAAAGCAATATTCTTCTCTATGCTTTTCTTGCTGCGGTTTCCGTAAGGTTCGGACTTACTTGCCGCGCGGGAAATCTGCTCTATAATTTTGCACCGCAGTGTAGTTAGGCTCGTTATGGAACTTAATCCAAAATAGGTGTTTGAGTCACGGTCCAGTATCAGCTCATTTGACGAGTTAATGAAACTGCCGGGGAATAACCGCATAAACCACAAAATAGCCGCCTCGACTGTTACAGGGTCTTTATCGTTCAATTTTGCTTTTACGGATTCAAACTTATGGAATTTGATTATCTCGGCTGCACAATAAGGACAGTATTTGTAGGGCATTGTCCGCCCTGCGTGAACTTCTACCGTTCCGCACGCCGAGCATTTCCAAGTAGAACCTAAGTCCTTTTCAAGTATCTCTGTTTGTGTGTATTCGCAAGTTTTCATAATGTTGTTTCTCCCTTCAATTCTCTCTCCGCATCTTCGTAGGTTTTAAAAATATCAGCCTGCTTGCGTCGTATTGTTTCGCCGTAAAGCGTGTAGGAAATTGCGCGTTTGCCTGCGTGAACCTGTCTTATCTTCTCGCTTGAAATGACCTTTGAATCGTTCATGCGACGCAGTATGTAAACGTGTTCGCCAACTTTGAATTTTGGCTCATTACTTACCATTTCAAAGCGTGTAGGAATTACACAAGGTTCAACTATTCTAATCCCGTAATACTCAAACGGTCTTGGTGTTCTTGGCTCAATTTCCATATCTAACCCCATTACCTTTGGTTTAATATGCGGGATATATTTTTGGCTATCCTTAACGATTTCCTTTTGTAATTCTTCCGTTACTGCGTTAAAAAGTTCGTCCTTAATCGCAAGTATAAGATTTTGAAATTCTTCTTCGGTAAGTTCGATTTTTCCGTTTGCGTTCTTGGTTAAAGTAATCATAAATTGCTATTTACCTTGAAATATTTATTGATAACTTTTATTGCTTGGGCTACGCCGTGGCAAACCGTAGCGTAATAGCCTTGCTTGTTCAGATATTCTATCCATTCAAGTTGTTCGGGTGTTGGCTTGGCTTTCTCGTCCCTTTTTAGTTCAATATAAAGTCCGTGGTAGCCATTAAGCGGTGTAGGAAAGCTCAAGTCGGGGAAACCCGGACGCATTCCGAGCTTTTTAAGTCTGCCGCCATAAGACTTCGACCTCTGTCCTTCGTTTGGGATATGTACGACTGTGATTTTGCAGAGCTGACAATACTGAATTACCGCTTCCTGAACTTCATCCTCGGTTACTCTCTGCCCTGCAACCTTTTTAGGTGCAGCCTTTGATTTTTTTGTACTCTCGCCTATCGGCGGAAACTTAAAGTAATCGCACTCGGTACTGCCGAAGTTGCAACCTTTTTTATATTCTGAGCACCGCTCGTTGGCGCATTTCATTAGACCACTTTCTCCCAGTAGAAGTTTCTTTCGCAAGCGGCTTTTGCATCTTTAAGCGTTTCTTTATGAAAAGCGAATGTGTTATAACCAACGCTGGCCGTATAACGCACTTCCCATCTGCTACGCTCTTTCCAAATCACAAATGTGCCTTTCTTACCTTTCGCCTCGTAACTACCGTCGTCTTTCTTTTTCCATTCCATAGCGTTAGTCCTCTCTTAAAAGTTCGGGGTTATCGTGTATATTGCCGATAATTTTAAAGTCTTCAAATTGTGTCCAGTAGTTAATAGATTTTTTGTGTAACTTGTAGTCTTTGGTGCACCAGTTAATATAGAAACCCGTGTAACTATCTTCGTTGCTTTCAAAGAAACTACCAAACATAACCCGTCCGCATATCTTCTTACCGTGTATAGACACGCTTACTTCGACAATATCACCCTCGCAGTATTGTATATTTTTAATTTTTAGTACTCTGCCGACGGTTTCAGGCTTAACAATGCGCCAGAAACCACCGATATAACTTCCACCTATATAGGCGTGTTCGGACGGTTCAAATATTTGGTGCGAGTTCGGCTTTTGCAGTTTAGGTCTGTTATGAAACTGACCATAATAGCCATAAACCCATTCGCCGTTATCTTCTCTTTTTCCTCTGAAAAGTCCGTCAACCATTCGTGCCGTCCCCCAACCGCAGTTGTTTGTTTACGAAAAGCTGGTACACAGTTTCGCCAGTCGCAAGGTTATTAAGCATGTAGGGGAAGAAAATCTCGCTCATTGTAACCATTTCGCTTTCGAGAATTGCCATTTGAGCGTCGATCCAGTCTTTTACAATTCGCCACGCTGTCATTTCCGCCTGTGCATAGTTCGCACCTGACACCTTTTGTTTCTGTAATACCAGCAAGACCTTTTCGACATTCGCGGGCAAGCGCACAGCCTGTACCCCAAACGGCGTGTCGATTTCAAAGCAAACGGCAACGACCTTTCCGTTGTCGTAATCGTGAGCAACGCGCCTTGCGCCGTGCTCTGCTAAAATTCCGCTTATTTCGCTGATTGTTTTGTATGCGCTGACTTTTGTCGTGTAATTTTTAATAGGCATAAATTCCTCTCTTTTTTGTGTTTTCTCTCACACCGCAAGGGTGTGAGATTTTAGATACCGATTTGGAAATGGGGGCGAAGGTAGTACTCGCCGTCCGCGCTGTCGTAGTCCGCATAGCCATCGCTGTACACATCGCAGAAGTACACAGCCGAGGCAACCGAGCGAGTCCACTGCCATCTGCCGTACTCTCCGTCACGGCAACCCGCAATGCGGTTGCGCCAGTCCTCTTTATAGAGTTCAAACTGTTCGCCCTCCTCGTACATTGCATGAATCTTTCTGCCGTGCAATTCAAACTCCGACGGAATGAATACTTTGTCTTCCAAGAATTCTCCGTTGCCTACGTCAATTTTGGTCGGAATTATGTATTTTGCAAGGTCGTCGGGTAGCAACGCAAGGAAGTCTTCGTTGAGCCACTTGCGAGCAAGTGTCTTTGCATATCCCCCTTTAGTGGTACAACTTTTGTTCATTGCAATTCGCCCGTCGCCGTCGTTTGTACCATACAAATCTAAAAGATTAAGAATAACCGCGTTGTCTTTTCTGTGAGTAATTTGTACCGTATAAAACTCACCGTTTTTTAAGGTAATATTCTTTTTTGCGCCTAAACCTAAAGCCTTTCCACTCTTAGTTTTTAAAATCTCAATAATCTCGTCCCAACTCTTACTGTTAAGGTCTATGGCAATAGCGGGTAGTGGATGGTTTACCTCTATGAGCTTACTGCAGGTAGGACACTTTATTGCTGGGATAATATCCGACTCGTCAAATTCCATTGCTGTAAGACAGCCATTACATGTTGTTACATTCCCTGTGATTACTTTCATAAATTCTCCTTGTTAAAGTAAATTTCCCTTATTGTTTTTCCGTCCTTGCGCGGCACATAGTCCATGAATTCGCAAGTTCGGAATAGAATTCTGTTGTTGCACCACCGTTGCAAATCTCTTATGATTTGCGGGGCGGTATTTTTGCGGTAAATTCTTATGTCGGGCAAAAAACCCAGTTTTCTCACAGCTTGCACACGGTAAAGGTCTTGCTCTATCGTTGTGTTGAAATTTGTTAGTATGTAAACGATTTGCTTACTGTCGCCACCACCAACAATCTCTTTGTAAACCGAAAGACCTTTAATGATTGCCTTTTCGTTTTTCATAAAGTCGAAAGCGAAGTGCGTCCGCTTTGCCTTAATCTTTTTTAAGAGGTCGGCAACTTCTCGCGTAATAAATCTCGCATCGAGTCCTTGGTTGAAATTCACGTTCGCCTTACTATCTGCGAGCTGTTGCAGAAGTTCCATTCGGTCTTTGCAAGCAAGCAGGTTTGCGTCAAGCAGTTCAATATTTTTCTGCCCTTTCCAAAACTCTGACAAATCAGCAACCTTTTGACTGCATATTCCCTCTTTCTTGCTCACAATGCAGAAGTCACAGTTGTTACAGCAACCCCGTGTAAGAAAGCCGTAAGCGGTATCCTTAGTGAGTTCGGGGTATAGACTGTAATCGGGGTAAATGTGTTCTATCTCGTCGGGTAGCACGGGGTCGCGGTCTTTATGGTAAACTTCTTTTCCGTTCTCAACCGTTATTGCAAAACCAGTTCCGCCGTAAACTATTTCGTCGGCTTGTAAGCAGGAAATCGGCATTTCCGAATACTCGTCGCCAAAAACCTTGCTGACATAGATTTTGTCGTAATGTTTTAAAGGCAATACAAACTCTACCGAATCGCCACGCGCCTTGTGCCACGCTGATATTTTCATTAAGGGCAGGTTCGGGAAGTTATGACTATCAACGTCGAATAAACCGATATTCATTAACTTTCGTCCTTTTTATTTCCGAGCAGTAAGGTTAAACCGTTTGCACCTGCCAGTTTCAAAAACTGTTCCGATGCTTGTCTGTTCTTTAAGGTTTCTTTTATACGGGGCATTGCTTTTAAAAATCTGCCCTTTTCAAATACCCTGCTTTCGTTGTCCATTGCCGCAATTTCTCTCAACCCCGATATGTTTACACAATAGGCTTTAATTTCTTCCGACAGCTCGGACCAGATTTTACTCAACTTTGCCGTTCCGCGCCGATAGCTTTCGTCGCCGTACCTCAAATCACAGCTTGCGTCGTGAGTTTCATACAATACGCTTACTAACTCTGCCCAAAGTTCTTCGTCGGTCTTTTTGTTCGCGTTTACGAGCTTATCCACCTCGTCAAGAATGTTCTTTATTTTGGGTGCAAAGTCGGACGTTTTTATTGCATTACTGACAGATTGGAATACTACCTCTCGCGGGTAATCTTTCAAAGTGTCGTACCAGTAAGCAATAAGCAACCTGCCTTCTTCTTCGCTTTGAAAATTGTACGCATTCTCAAAGTTTGTTCTTATGAGCATTATGAGCTGAGGAATATCTGTTTTTTTAAGGTTTGCCATCGTTGTTTTCTGTACCGTCGTCGTCCGCATCTTCTTCTGCGGCGGCTTGGTTAAATAGGTTTTTTAATATATCAGTACCACGCTCTCGCGCTGCACCTTTACCTTTCTTCGTGGAAGGGTTCTCTTTAAAGTCGTTATAATAACCTGTAAGAATTTTCTTATAGTTCTTACAAATCCACCCAAGGTTTTTTGCGAAAGGTCTGTCCTGTAAGAATGTTTTGCTGTCTTCATAGAATTGAGCAAGTAAGGTAAAGTCTATATCTGAAACTGTACCGTCATACCCGTCAACTGTTATGTTGAACCTTTCGCAAAACTCTTTCATTCCCACAATCTCGTCGCCTATACGCGCGGGCGCGGGGGGGATAATATCTATATCTTCATCTGCATCTCTATCTGCCTCTATTGGAATTTGGTTTGAATTTGGTTGTAATTTTTCCAACCCGTCCCCTGTTCCAAGTTCAGCATTTTGTTTCTGTCTTCGCTTATAAACGTTGTTATATGTTTCACTTCCGATTGAACCTGCGGCTTGCGGCAAGAACCCGTCGCCGTCATTTTTTTCAATTAAAAGCCCTTGTATCCGAAGATAATTTATCGTTACGCGAACGTTTTCTTCGTCTTCGTCCAGCTTGTTAGCCATTTCAGCTTCAAACGTTTCTTCGATTCCCTCGTAGATTAAATATCCGTTACACTCAATACTTAAAAGCATAAGTTTCAAGTAGATAATCGTGTATGTATCTCCGCCTGCAATACGGCGCAACTTCTTAATGCGCGCGTCGCGGAAAAAGTGTCTGTCGAGCTTTAACCAGTAGTACCTTTTGTTGTTAATCTCGTTTCCGTGTGCCATACACACCTCAAAATTCGTTATTTGGTCGCGGGAAATGCCCCTTTTTCGCGTTTTTCAGCGGACCGCGACTATTTACCCGCCAAAACCCTTCGTGTCGTAAAGGGGCATTTAAACGCTTAGTTGTTGATTAGTTCTTCTTGTTGAAAAAGGCATCTTCAACGGTCTGCTGACCTTTGGTAGATTTGCCTGTTTTCTTGCCTTTCGCCGGGGACTGCTCTGCGCCGTCGGTTTCCGAACCACTTTCTTCGTCTTCGTTGTCAACGCCTGCTCTCTCAGCCATAGCCGCGATTTCTTCGTCGTTGGGTTCGCCGTCGATAACGATAACGTCGCCAAGGCTTTCTTCGTTCTCGTTTCTGCTGTCGGAATAATGAATAGGCGCGTCGGGTGAAAGTTCTTCTCTGAAACCGCCGTCCGATTCGTATGCTTTCTGGAAGTCAACGGACATTACGCCCCATTTACCGATAAGCTGGCGAATCATAGTCTTTCTCGCCATTCCGTCGAAATCAACGTACCAGAAAGAGCTGTACTTCCAAGCGTCTTCGGGCGGATATTTACCTGCAAGGTAGTCTTCATATGATACACGCGCAACCTTGGGGTTGTTTGACTTAACCGCGTCGAGCTTGAATGCCTTGCTGTATCTTGCAGCGTGCTGTAACATTTTCTTCTTTGACCAGTAGATAGCCTTGAAGAAACCGCCGTGCGCTGCGTTGTAACGGAAGAATGCGTAATAGCCGACTGTGGGAGTCTTCTCGCGCTGTTCGTCGTCTTCAATGGGTCTGAATTCATAAACTTCGTTTATGTTGTCGATTTTTACGACTTCGCCCTCTTTGATTTCAACGACGTTTAACTGCTCGTAATAGCCCGACCTTTCCGCAAGCTGTACATAACCTTTCCAGCCAAGGACGAAAGTTGCAACCGTGCGGTCATTCTTCTTGTCCTCGAAAGGTAATATGTAGCAGTGCCCGATAGAAGGCGACATAGAGAGCTTTAAGGCGTTTGCCAAAAGTCCTGCGCTTACAACCGTCGGGAAGTCGCATTTCTGCAACTGGGGATTGACCGCTACTGCCGAGGAAATGCTACTTATAAACTTTCCCGCCTCGTTCTCGTTACCTATCATTGAAACGATAGAGTTCTTGTTTTCAACCTTCTGCAACCACGCCGAGAAACGCTTGGGCTGTTCCTGCGGGGCGGGTTGCTGTTGAAGACTTGTTAAAGTGTTCTTACCTGCCATAATGATTTATTCTCCTTAATTTTTAGTCTTCGATTTTTCTGTACTCAATGTTGTTTTCATTGAGGAATGCAGCCAGTTTCTGGAAGTCTTCCGCCGAACCCTTAACTTCAAAACGAATGGTGATTTCGGTTTCTTCTTCGCCGTCGCTCGTTGCTGTTTTCTGTGCCGCATTCAGTTCCGCAACCTTAGCGCGGTCAGCTTTAAGCCTTTTGTTTTCTTCTATCGTCTGCGCCAGATTTAAGGTGCGGAAATAGAAAAGTTTCAAGCCGTCCGTATCGTTCGCGCCGAGCGAATCAATGACCGTTAAGTCCTCGCGGATCTTCGCTATTTTTTTGTCGATAGCCTTTGTTACTGCCTTGATTTTTGAAGTAGCGTTATACCACTTGGTGTCTTCGATTTTTTCGTAAGGAACGAGGTCTGCAAGGTCGCCGATAACTTCGTTAAAGTACTTAACTATCTCGGCTTTCTTTTCTGCTTTTACCTTGTTTTCGGCGGTTGTGATTATTTCGCCGATTCTGTCGGTAGCTTTCGTTACCGCCGCAATTACTTCGTTTACTTCTTCGGTAAACTTATCAAGCGGCGCGGTATAGACTTTCTTAATCTCTAAACGCTTTGAATTCAAAGTCTTAATGAAATTGTTCAACGCGGTTCTGTCTTCCTTTGCCTGCGAAATATCGTCGCCGTATTCTGCGTTCAGATAACGGGGCAGAATTTCGTTTACCTGAGCCATAAGCTCTTTGTTGTTCCAAGCTATCATTGCGGGAATGAGCTTGCTCACGTCGTCCTTTAAGATAAGTTCGAGTTGTGACATAGAAATATCTCCTTAATAATTTTTAATTATTTTTTTTTAAATCGGGGGTAATTTAAGGGGCGGTTCTTTTTTTGCTATCACATATTGCCAGAATTCGTCTTCCGCCTTTTCAAGCACTTTGATACTTTCTTCTTCACTGCGTTCAAACTTATATTCTCGTTCCGTGATAACAAGTTTTTTCTTGCCATTCTCGTCGAGCGAATAACTTTTAAAGCGCACCTTTAATATGTAAAAGTCCCAGCCTGTCGTACTCAGATAATGAAGTATTTGACAGTAATAGTAGTCTGGTATTTTGTCGTCCCACTGCTCCCAAGCCTTTCGGCTGTTCGGCTCAGTATGCTTGATTTCAAGTCCACCCTTGCGCCCGGTGGCTTTTTCAATAAGCCCACCGTCAACCGATGCGAATCGGTGTCCGCGTTTGAATACTGTGTCCTTATAGTCAACGAATTCATATTCGTCCGCATGCTCAATAGCGAATAACTGTGCAATAGGGTCTTCCGCCAAAGAACCTTCTTCCATTCGTTTGTTGGTTTTAAATGACGACTGCACCAAGCCAACCTTTTCTTTCCAAAGGTCTGTGTTCTTTTTCCAAGGGCTTAACCCAAGAACCGCCGCCGCGTCGCTACCGCCTATCCCTTTTGTGCGAAGCGCGTACCATTCGGGCGACTTATATTTGATTTTTAATTCTTCAACTACCTTTTCCATTTCTTTACCTGACACGCAATTCCAGTGCTTTCGGCTTCCATAAGTCCGTAATTGTGCCAGAATTCATCCCACCATTCGGTTGAAAGTCCACCCTTTGAAAAGTGCTCAAAGGCTCTATGCGGTGCTTGGTTAGCTATATAATCAAGGCTCTTGTGCCTTGCTTCAATGGCGGTATATACCGCACTACTGATAGGCTTTCTTCTTGTTTTAATCTTAATGGTGGGCTGCTTGATTATTTTTACAAAAATTATTTGAAACATTGTTTTGCTCACTTGAAAGTTTTTATTTTATGCCGCTATCGGCACCCTGATTAAAGAGGTTAATCTGTGTACCCCCCCCCGCGACTCTCTTTTTGATAATGGGAATGTATTCGGGGGAAAGTTCTATGAGAATGAAATCTCTGCCGTTTTCCTTTGCTACTTCGCCAGTAGTCCCACTGCCTGCAAACGGGTCAAGCACCGTTCCGCCCACTCTACTGCCCGCAAGAATGCAGGGTTTGATTAAGTCTTTCGGGAATGTTGCGAAGTGTGCACCTTTGAATGGTTTAGTGGTTACGTCCCAAACGTCGCGTTTGCGCCGTGTGGGTCTGAAATCGTAAGCGTGTCCACTCTTTGTTCTGTAAAACTTATCGGGGTTCTCGGTGTATTTCTTACCGCCGTATCGAGGTAATTTTTCACCAGTCTGTTCCGTCGGCTCTTTAAAACGTTTTGACGTATAGTCAACAACTGGTTCTTCAATAGCCTTGTAATCGAAGTAGTAATGCGCCGATTTTGAAAGCAAGAAAATGTATTCGTGCGATTTGGTACAGCGGTCCGTAACGCTTTCAGGCATAGGGTTTGGTTTGTGCCAAATTATGTCCTGCCGTAAATACCAGCCGTCCGCCCTTAGTGCAAGAGCAAGCAACCAAGGAATACCCATTAAGTCTTTCGGTTTCATTCCAAGAGAAGAAGGCTTTATAAGTTCGTGCTTATGTGTTCCGAGAATGCCTTTGTTTGTTGCTTGTATCTTTGCAAGCGGAGTCGTTTGTCCTTTACCTTTTCCGCTACCCGCGTAACTGTCCGCTATGTTGACCCATAATGTGCCGTCAGACTTTAAAACGCGCCGAACTTCGCGGAATATATCAACGAGCTTTTCTATGTACTCGTCAACCGTCTTTTCAAGCCCGATTTGCCCCTCTACGCCGTAATCTCTCAACTGAAAGTATGGCGGTGAGGTTACACAGCAATCAACGCTGTTTGACGGTATAGTTTTAAGTTTTTCAAGAGCTTCGCCTTGTATAATCACGCAGCCACCTTTTTCTTGCGCTTTCCCTGCGCCGACGCGGTTTTATCGAATTCCAGATTAAGGTCTTTCATTGTCGGTATATTGTTATCAACTACCGCAAGTTCAGGTACATTCGCTTTAACGAGAGCCGTAGCAACGGGCGGACATACCGCATTTCCGAGCCTTGCAATTTGTTTGGATTTGTTGTACGCTTTGCCGATTTTACTTTCTATGTCAATGCAGTAATCAGCGGGGAAGCCTTGGGTGAGTTTCAGTTCTTCGGGTTCAAGCATTCTCATTCCAACGTCGGAAATAAAATACTGTACGCCATTGATTTCAAAAATGAGAAGTTCGTCCTCGGCTATGTTGTAACCTGCATAGTTGTTCAGTAATTCGCGGACCTCGTTCCACTTTCCGAGATTTTTCGTATCGCCAACTTTCTGCAGATAAGTGCTTACTAATACTTCGTGTCCTTTCGCTGTTACCGTAGGGAATTGCTCTCTCAAATCAGAGCATCCCATGTGATTACGCAATACACATAAATGCTGTTCGACGAGATAGTGACGAGGCTCAACCGTTACTGTCGGCAGTGGTTTATCGGGACTGCTTGCGTGGTCTGCGCCGCCGTAATAGTGCACGATATTTGCCGTCATAAGGTGTTCGTGATTTGTGCCCGTAACAGTGGGTGCGGGTTCACTCATACTGCTACCCCTTCCGTCTGCGCCGTCGCCGTATCTGCTTGAAAGGTTGACAGAAACCAGCGCATTATGGTCAACCCCCGTTACAGTCGGAGCAGGTTCGTTTATGTCTGCCCCTTTCTGGTGCTCACCGCTGAAATGTTTCGCCAGATATTTAGCCGCAAACTTGGGTTCGATAAGGTAATGGTGATTTGCCGAAGTTTGCGTCGACATAGGCTTGTTCGGGTCTTGCGCCGTATTCGAGTAGTTCATTTCCATAATGAACGGCTGAGGGCTTTTAATTACAAACTTATCAAGTCCGCGCGCGATTCTGCGCAATGTGTTGACCGCAAGCCCTTTCTTTCTGTCGAAAATTGAGGGACATTTTAGCAGCCAGTTAATACAGTCGGCGGCTGTTCTGTAAGGCTCTAAGCCCTCACTCTCGCCGTGTGTAGGCGCGGGCCACACGATAGGCTTTTTGTCGCAACGAGCAATAAGGTAGAAACGCTTTCTTATTGTGGGCGCGCCGTAATCGCAGGCTTTAAGCACTTTCCATTCGACTTCGTAACCGAGCGCGCGCAGTTGCTCAACAAATCTGTTGAATGTCTGCCCGGCGCGTTTTTTATCGGGTTCAAACTGCTGCTGTTCTGCCGAAAGCACTTCGCCTTTTTCGGCGGTTATGTACTTAGTTTTGCCTCCCACTTTTATGATTTCTTTTACACAGCGTCCATTTACGCGAATAGGCTTTAAGGGTCCCCAAGTCGTAAATTCTTCGACGTTTTCAAGAATGATTACACGGGGACGGACCATTCCAGCCCATTTGAGCGCAATCCACGCAAGACCGCGTATATTCTTCTTGACGGGCGTATTACCTTTCGCTTTGGAAAAGTGGGTGCAGTCGGGCGAAAGCCACATAAGACCTACGGATCGCCCTTGCGTAATTTCTTTCGGGTTTACACCCCACACGTCTTCCATAAGGTGTTGCGTGTAAGGGTGATTAACTCCGTGCATTGCTATTGCATCGGGGTTGTGGTTTATCGCAACGTCAACAGGCACACCGAGCGCAAGTTCTATTCCCGTGCTTGCGCCGCCGCCGCCAGCGAAGTTGTCAACTATCATTTCACGCAGAAGGTTGTCTTGATACATAGCATTACCCCCAAATCAACCTATCTTGTCTGAAATCGTCGCCCATAATCTTGCGAAGGCTACCTTTCATAAAGACCCTTATTCCGCGCTTGTCGGCTTGCTCAACGATTCGGGTTATCCATTCCTTTTGCGGAATAATCTTACCTTTGCGGTTGCCTGTTTCCGCGCCGATTATAAGCTGACGCGTTCTACCCAAAATCGAAGACAAGTCAAGCGGTTCAAGTATCGGCTCAATGCTAAGGAAGTCCGTTATCTCGTCTTCACCAAGCGCGTCGACCTGCGACTGCATTGTTATGGTCTTTCCGATAAAGAGCGGAAGTTTGCCTCCGTACTTCTTGCAGAATTCGTCCTGCTTTTTGTTGAATATGGCAATGTCGGTTTTGGTTAAAGCTATGTACTTGTGCTGAGGGAATAACTGCATTGCGAGCAGTACTTCTTCAAGCCATTCGTCCTTCCAAGTGCCTATGTCAGACATGCTGTCAATGAATATGCGCTTGGGCTTTTTGCTTTTAAGTTTCTTTAACTGTTCGGGTCTGTATTCGGGGCAAGCCCAGTTTTTTACATAATGGAAACGCTTATTCATAACATTGCCATAGCAGTATTTACAGCCATTCGGACAGCCCATTACGGGGTTTACGGTGCTATCGCACCAGTCGATTTTAGTTTTGTTCATAAGTTTTCTTCTCGTTCCTTTTTAGAGTTTTGAGATCCGCAGAGCGGACGGCTTATATTGCCCGTTCCGTTGCGCAGTTCTCATACAGGTGTAACAGCAATAGCACTTTTGACCGTCCTTATAGACGTAATCCGCCCAGTTAAGGCGACAAAACTTCTTACCACACGTCGGGCAAGTTTTTGTCATAAGGTCAACGCATCTTGTTGTTGCTTTTTTGGTCTTGGGCTTTTTCAATTCAGTCCCCCATTGTTATGTTCTAAGATTTCTTCAACGACTTCGTTCATTTCTTCTTCGCTGTCAACTGCATAGAGTGTAGAAATTGACACTTCGTATGCGATGCGATTTTCGATTCCGCTGTCAGTTGCTTTCTGATATTCGCGGCTTTGTATGCGCCCCACTACGACTATTCTGTCGCCGACTTCGAGCTTATCAACAAAGTTCGCGTTTCTGCCCCACGCTATGGCGGGTATGTAATCTGATTTTCCGTAAGAGCGGTTGACCGCAATTAAGAGGTCTGCGATTTCACGGTTCAGCGGTGTAATGCGGTAAACGGGCGGCTTGCAGATATAACCAGCAAGAATGATTTGGTTCGGGTTCTTACTGGTAGGCTCGTCCAAAAGTTCACGCACAAAGAATGTAAGGCAGAGCCTTGTTTTTCCGTCTATGATTTTGTTGTACGAGCGGAATTGCCCTACCGCGCAAATCTGCGCCCCCCCCCGTAACGTTTCAAGGTTTACAAGCCTTTCGGAAATCGTAACAGGCAAATTGTCCGTCTGCCCCGAAAGGCGCGGTACCTTTACGGTCATTTCGTAAAACTTTTCGCCGCGTTCTTCGTGAGAGAGTTTAGGTTCGCCGTCGATTTCGCCGCAAATGTACGCTCTGTTAGTTTTGTCTTTTAAGTTTTCCATAGGTTTTTATGTTCCTCCAAAAATATTGTCAAATAGTGAATAATGATATTTGCCCGCCCGACGAAATATTGTTCAGTCGGTCTTTGGCTATCTTTGCCCACTTGGGATCTATCTCAAAACCCAAGTAGTTTAGTCCTAAATTCTTTGCCGCTACGCAGGTTGTACCGCTCCCGGCGAAAGGGTCAAATATGAGTGCCCCCCCCCCCGCAAGCGTGCTGTAAATGCCTTGTTACGAGCGGTAGCGGTTTAATCGTCGGGTGCTCAAATTTATCTTTATCGCCCTTGTTTGCGCCCGATACAAACCACTTGCTTTTGAATTCATATCCGTCATTGAGTGGTACGCCCTTTTCGCGGAAGAAAAGGCAGTATTCAATATCGGGTAGCCAACTGTTATTTGTCTGCGGCGTAGGGTTTGTTTTGTTCCAAGTTAAGAGTTCAAACAAACAGCCCTTTTGGTCAATGAAGTATTTCATTATGTCGAGCAGTTGTAACTTACTGCACCAAATGAAAACATTTATCTTTTTGAGCACTCGGCAGAATTCGTCGAGAATTGCATAGTCAATTCCATTTTCAATGGACTGTCCTTCTTGCTCGCGTTCTCCCCTTTTGGCTTGCTTTAACATTTCGCCGTAAGTCATTCCATTTAAAGCGGCGCGCGAATCGTCGTACCCCATAAGCCTTAACCGTTTCTTGGCTGTTCTCTCGCCAAGTTCACTGCTACCACTACCGCCTTGTTGATACAGGTAAGGTATATCCGTGTAAATACAGTCAATACTCTTATCGGGAATGCGCTTTATGGCTTCGTATGCGTCAACGCATTGTATTGAGTTTTCTTCAAAGGGTCCTATCATACGCAAGCGGTAGCAACTTTGTAAAATTTAAGGTTCTGTTCGGAATAGGTAAATTTAACGTCAATTCCCTTTTTCTTCATTCTCTCGACAATCTCGTCAGGACCGTGGCGGCGAATTAAAGTCTTTATGTACTGCTCGGTTGTTCCGAGATATTCAGCCAACTTCGCACAAGTCAAGTTCTTTTCAAGCGGAGAGAAACTGCAACACTCGCCCTTTTTGCAAGGACGCACCGAGGGTTCACAGTTTACAATGTGCTGGCAGTTCCAGCATAAGTTTCCTTCCATTGCAACTAAACCCCCGTTCCAGACTTCGGCACCTCGTCGTCAATGTCATTTTCCATAAACGGTTCGTAAGTGTCTTTGAAGAATTCGCCGAGCTTGATTTTCATTTGACCGTCGCGCCCAGCCTTTTTGTCCATAGTGCGAATGGTTTTTAAAAGGTTAAACACATGCTTGTACAAATGCGTAGTTACGGTGTCCGATTCTTCTTTCGTGCAAACATAATAACCGCCTTCATACGAGCCTATAACCTTTTCGAGTTCACCGCTATTGCGGATTTCCCGAATGTGTACACGCAGCGTGCGTTTAGACATACCAAACATTGCGCTCAAATCTTTTGCGCTGATGGCATTTTCCTTGCCGACGTGATTTTTCAGCTCGTCATAAAGACGGTAAGTGATACTTTCGTGGTGTTTAGTTTTAATCCCCATATTGTCAATCCTTTTAATAGTTTCTTTTGATTACCGCGCTTAGTCGTTCTCGGCGAGATAATCAATGCTTACCCCAAGCACATTTGAAATAGATTTCGCTATCACAAGAGAAGGTACTTTGTAACCGCTCTCAAAATTGCAGTAAGCAGGCTGAGAAACACCTATTGCTCTGGCTACTTCTCTTTGAGTTAAGCCTTTCTTTTCTCTTGCTGTTTTAAGTCTGTCGGAAACAGCCATTTTTTTGAACTTCCTCCTTTAAAATGTGCTTTTGATAACCTATCGGTTATTGACAAGTAGGGACTTTTGTGGTAAAATACTTTCGCTACAAAGAATTATCAAAAAAGCCTACTTGCCAATAAACTGCCCCCACTTTGCGTTTTCGGGGGTGGTAGGTTTTGGTTATCGTCTTTTTTGATAACCTTGGTTATCATTATATAGGAACTTTCCTGCATTGTCAACTATTTTTGCAGGAAATTTTCTAAATTATTTTTTTAGGAGAATTACTATGGATAAAGCAACTGAAATCATTATTGAACTTATGACACAACGCGGACTTTCCGCCCGCCAGTTAGAATCGTCGGCTAATTTATCGAATGCAAGCATTCAGGCGTGGAAAAGCGGAAAGGCACGCCCCTCGGTAGATGCACTTGTTAAGCTGTCGGACTACTTTGGTGTATCGGTTGACTTCCTTTTGGGTCACGAAGTGCAAGAAAAAAAGTCGTCCCTTACGGAACGACCTGCTTATGATATTGCCGAAAAGTTTGTTAGCGAGTTCGGCTCACTGCTCTCGGAAAAGAATTTTATAGACTTCACAAAGCTCTACAATGTAATGAACGAGAACCAGAAGACGTTTTTACTTGCCAGAACGATAGGAATGTTGAATGGGCAAGGTATAAATACTCAAGCCATTGTCGGCTACTAATTTTTAACGGGGGTAAAAAGTATGAAATCTATGTTTAAGAAATTGTTAATTGTTGCTTTTGCTGTGCTGTCGGCTACTCTTACACTCTTATTTGCTGGCTGTACAGACAATGACGATAGCTTGCAAGCTGAATTTGCCAAGTACCTTTCACTCGATAAGAAAAACGGCACCTACGCAATGAATTCGGAAACAAAGGTTAGCCTTTTCTCTTTCGATATGACGGACGATACGCTTCCGAAGTTCTGCATTGAATTTAATATTGAAGATAAGCCCCTTTCTGAATGGCTCGAACTGTCAAACGAGAAAAGAAAGGGTGACTTGAAAGCTATCGCGGTGTCGGCGCAGAACTTTATTGTGTTGAAAGATTATAGCAACCGTTGTCAGATATACATTTCGGTCATATACAGTCCCGGCACGCAGTCCATATACGATTTGAACAAGGATACGCTGTACGTTCCGAATTGTGACAGTATTTTTTCGGAAATGTACAAAACCTACTCTACTTGCAGTCTAAATGAAGTAAGGGAAAGACCTACTGGACCCGACTGGCTCGCAAATAGAAACATTAAAGGTTCAAGCGACCTTGAATCAATGTGGGTTTATGTAAGTAATGGCGCACTGAAAATATCAGGCGAATCCAAATCGACAGCTGTTTAAACTACCCCACCGCCGTGCTTTATTGAGCCGATTACTCGATTAAAGTATAATTTCCCTTACGAATTTATTTTTGGAGGAAATTATACAAATGAACCAATTTATCAAAGACTGCTTATCGAACATTGCCAAAAATTCGGAAGCCATTTCTGCCGCCTCGCAGGGCATAAACACAGCCGTCATAGCTATTTTAGGCTATACTGCCGGGCAACAGGACGCGCAAGACTTTGGTGGTATCTTTAATGCAGCAGAATCGTTAAACTCTTTTACTCAGGTAGAGAATGGGTCGCAAAATATCGTTTCGGTAAAACCTTTAATTGAGGTGATAAAAGAAATGATAATTGAACTCAAACTCAAAGGCTCAGTCCGCGAACGTGAAAACGGGCTGATTGAATTCCGTAACCAACAACTCGGTTCGACTTACGGGAGGGACGAAAATGAAATAAAAGAAAAGTTATTAAGGAAAATTCGGGCACTGAAAAGCCACAGAAAATTACCGCAACAGCAAAATAAGAAAAAATTCCCTTTACTCTCGGAATTCTATACGCAACGCTACTTGCCTTATAAACAGAGCCAAAAGCGAGCAGAAAACACTTTAAAGGGAATTGAGTACAACTATAAGTACATAATTGAGCAAGGCTTTGATAAGCCACTCAACGAGTACACGGCGAAAGACATTAAGGACTTCCTTTTTGCGATAGATAAGACAAGGAAACGCCAGATTATTCAGGGAATGCTCAACAACCTTTTCAAATACGCAGTGTCGGAATCGCTCTTAACGGTAAACCCCTGCACCGCCATTGAAAAAATGGAGCATGATACGAATATGGGCACGTCCTTTTCATTTGTCGAGCAAGCGCGATATTTCAAAAGGCTTTTTGCGGACGAGAAAATCAACTACCAGCTTAAATGCTATTATATTTTTACATATTTGGTCGGCAGTCGAAGAAATGAGGGTCTTGACGTTATTTTTTTGGACGCGGATATGGAAGAAAAGCTCTTAAAAGTGAACGGCACCAAAACCGACGGATCGCTTAGACAAATTCCTTTATTTCCGTTCGTTGAAAAACTGCTCTCTACTCTTACCCCCAACAAGAAAGGTCGTTACTTCCCTTTTACCGAGCGGGCCGCAGATGGTGTGTTCAGTAAGTTTATGAAAGAATTAGGAATGGACCATAAACTTCACGACCTGCGCCACTCGTTCGGCACTATTCAAATCTGCTGTAATAAAATAGACGTTAAAACCGTTTCGCTTTGGATGGGGCATTCCAACATTGAAACTACTTTAAAGTACTATACCCACCCTGAGCAACTCGATAAGGCGACTTTTTTACGCGGCGATTTGTCGGAAGACGAGAAAACGGTCATTTATAAGGGTAAATATGCCGAAATACTGCAGTTGATAGATAGTTTTCTAACCGCTCATACCCAAAATATACCCAAAAAATAACGAAAAATCCCCCGATTTATCGTGTTCGGGGTGTTCCAAAACACGGAATCGGGGGACAAAACAATATCAAAAATATTGAATTTTACTGATTTGGCGCGGAGAAGAGGATTTGAACCTCCGGACGGGTATTAGCCGTCACACGATTTCCAAACATACCGCATTTTTGGGCTATTTTAGCCTATTTTTGCCCTATTGAATAGGGTTTTTGAAATTTTGAATACGGAATTTGCAAAAACAGCCCGAAAATGGCTTGCCTTTTTTCTCGGCTTTAAGTACAATGTTAGAGTAATGCAGAGATGGCTGAGCGGTTTAAGGCGCACGATTGGAAATCGTGAGAGGTGAAAGCCTTCGGGGGTTCAAATCCCCCTTTCCGCGCCATATTTAACAAAATACTTTAAAAATCAAGCAGTTTTACCAACACACGATTTTCGTACCCATTTTGTACCCAAAGTTTAACGATAGACAAAATCGGCTCATTTGAGCCGATTTTTTTCATTACAGCGACAGAAAAATGAATAATCGCCGCACGATTAGGCGCGACGACTATCCGAGAGAATATATGACAACCTTGGGGGATATGGGTATGCAGATTATCTTAAATGCAGCAAGAGTTTATTTAGAACTTCTGTGGACGGCTTTTCTTTGTCCATTTCGTAAGCGAGAATATCTTCCTGCGGTATGTCTGTAATCTTTGACAGGGTTTCAACCGAGAAATGCTTTTGCTGGCGCAGAGTACGCAGTTTTAAAGCCAGCGGCGACAGCTTGACATTTATGAGAATTTCGTTTTCGTTATCCATTGTCCGATTCCTTCTTTTTCTTTTTAGATAAACCGCCTTCGATTATTGTAAACGCAGGCAGATTTTCTTCTAATTGATTTTTGAATGTTGGACAGTACAACCAAGACGACGGTTTGAGCTTTGAATTTATTGTTTCGGAAATGACAAACAACGCTTGCTTTACACCCCTATTGTAAGGTGTATCTTCGGCGAAGTCCCTCTCGAAAGTTTCGGCGGCAGGCACCATAACCTTTTTAATCTCGTAAAGAATTGAGCATAGTGCATCGTTTTCTTTACAAACGCGGTCATAAGCCTGTTCTAATTCTGCCTTGGTCATTTCTATTTCTGATAGGTACCGAGCTTTCCGCTTTCAGCTCTGTCCTCTGTCCTTTTATTCATCCACATAAGGGCTTCTTCAGTGGCTGTAAGCGCAAGAGCGTTCTCTCTTGTCGCAAACTCGCCTTTTTGAAAGCATTGAAGTCTGTGGCGGACGATTTCAAGCAGATCCGCCTCTACTACGCCGGGAATGGAACCCTCGACGTTGCGCGGTCCGTTCTGGAACTGAATATTCGCTACTACTTTGTCGCCCCTGCGGACTTCGTAGTAATGGCGACCATTGCCGGGACCTACTTCGTCTTCATAGTAAACGTCGTTAAGGTTATTGTTGCGCTGAATGCGCATATTGAGTTTTTCCATAAATTTACCCCTTTTTTAAAATTGATTTATCTTCAACGAGAACCCAAGTAGTATGTTCTGCGTTACAAGCAAAAACATATTTGTGGGTTTCCGCCAAGTGCAAACAGTTTGTTAAGACGTGAAAATCAACGTTGGTCTTCTTATTCTTCTCAACTAAACGCTTTAAGCGTTCCGTAGTTGAAGTGTAACCGTTGGTACCGTCAATTTTATGTGTCCAGTTATTGTGCTGGCGCACAAGTCCCGTACTTTCAGGGAATTTGTGGGGCGCATCTTTCAGCTTGCCGTCCCAGTAGTAAAGATATACCATAAGCCTACCGCCTATTAAATTCTGTGGAGCTGGTGACTGGAATCGAACCCGCAACCTACTGATTACAAATCAGTTGCTCTGCCTGTTGAGCTACGCCAGCGTTACGGAACTTATCGCTGTTCCCGCGTCGGACTGGGTACCGAAGGGCTGTACAATCCCTGCTATGATTAAGTAGTCTGAACCTTTCTCGGCTATTTACCATAGACCGTTACGCTGGTACCCGCGCCCTTAGTTGAGAAAGTTTCATTTGGCTCCCAGAGCAAGACTTGAACTTGCGACAGCCTGATTAACAGTCAGGTGCTCTACCTACTGAGCTATCCGGGAATATAGTGGCTGGGGTAGCAGGATTTGAACCTACGAATGCGGGAATCAAAATCCCGTGCCTTACCGCTTGGCGACACCCCAATGTTGGTGGTGATTCTTGGGGGAATTGAACCCAAACCATTTGCAGAGTGAAAGTCTGCTGTCCTAACCAGTTTAGACGAAAGAACCATAGAGTAAAACTCGCAGTGTTGCCTTGCCCCCACCGCGAGTTTTTATTTTTTAACGGAAATTTTCTGATGCGCCAAACCTTGGGGCAAGCCTTGATAGGTTCGGCGGCACTGATTCTCAGTGCGAATACCTATACACCGCGCGCAACTTATCTTATAAGCGTACAGGACCCGATAAACTTCCCCACCTTTTGACGGCGGGGCGCGCAAACGCCCTTTTTATGGGATTTGGTGAAGAATGAGAGTGCTAACCTCTCTAACGCTATCTTTTCCGACAAGCGTTCTGCCCGGCATTTCTTCATATAACCGCGCCCAGCTACACTGGATAGGCGCGGTATTAAGTTTGTGGTAGCCCCACCGTTCAACCGAAAACCTATAAACGGGGACGAGCGGGGCTACCGAATGGTGCAAAAGGCATTCTGCTTTACTTTGTCATACCGAATCAGTTTGGCGACTATCTGGGGAAATGTTACCCTTCAATTTGCGCGGTTGACCAAATTGCTACTTTCTTTTGACGGTAGGCGATGGATATTACGCCCACCGATAAAGTGTCTTGCCTAATGCGTTTCGCATTATATCACGAAAAATTAACTTTGTATCAAAAAGTATTCAAAATTTTTTAGTGCAAGAGCGTCCAAGCTAAACTTGCCGCCGTAAAGCCGTTTGATAAGCAATTTTCGACTGCCGCATCTGTCAAATACTTTTCAATGTATTCTTCGGAAGCTCCGTCAAGGCGCATTAAGTCGGCGGTTTGCTTACGCAGTTCTGCACGTTTCTTGTTGAGTTCCTGTTCGTTTATGGTTTTATTGAGTGATTCGTTACCTGCCATATCTACTCCGTAGCCTTGTAATTGTGGACGGGCTTAATAATCTGTTCGATATATACGGTGTCTGCAACAAGTTCAATAATTTCGTCCGACGGCTTATACGCGAAAGGTGCTTCGTCCAACGTGTCGGCGGAAACGGAAGTTGAGTAAATTCCTTCCATTGTCTTTTGGAAGTCTTCCAGTTTAAGGTTTTTCTTGGCTTCGGACCGCGACATTATACGACCTGCGCCGTGCGGTGCAGAATAGTTCCAGTCGGGGTTTCCCTTGCCGATACCGATTATGCAACCGTCGCGCATATTGAGCGGAATAAGAACTCTTTCGCCGTCTTTGGCTGAAATTGCGCCCTTGCGAATGTAACCGTCAAGGCTGATATAGTTGTGGCGCGTAGTAAACGAAATTCTTTTCCAGTCGAATTCCCACCCGTTTCTGCGGTGTAAAAAGCTCTCGCCCCATTCCATTGCTTGCGGGTTCTTTCCGTTGGCATACCATTTTGCCGCATAATTGCTTATAATGCGTTGAGCGATAGTTTCGCGGTTCAAATCGGCGAAGTTGGTACAGATTTGCATATCGTTAAGGTATTCGTCCATAGAATCGCCCTGCAAATAGCATAAATCTCTTGGAAGTTTCGGTTTTTCGGCTTTCATTACCTTTAAAACGTCTGCTATTTCCTTTTCTCTGCCTTGCGCTTTGAGTTCGGCAATTACTTCCGTTGTGGAAGCTGCACGATATTCCTTCGCCGCACGGTCTTGGTAGTAGTCCGCCACTTGCTTGCCAAGATTGCGAGAACCGCTATGTATGACGAGATATTTTTCGCCGTGCTGTCCTTCGTCAATTTCTATGAAGTGGTTTCCGCCACCGAGCGTTCCAAGCGAGCATTCGAGCCAGTCCCTATTCGTTAAGTGGTCCTTGCAACGCAGTTGCTCTATAAGCCCACGCGCCTTGTCCGAAAAGGTGCTTACATTTCTACCCGACGGAATGCGGTTCCTGATAATCTCGTCAAGTAATTTATAGTCAATGTCGATTTTGCCGAGATTTACGCAGAGCATTCCGCACCCTATATCAACGCCGACAAGGTTCGGAATAATTTTGTCCTTTACGGGCGCGGTAAAACCTATTACACACCCTGCCCCAGCGTGGCAATCGGGCATAATGCGGATTTGAGATTCCGCAAATACGCCCGTTTTGTCAAGCTCGTGCAACTGTGCAAGGGCGGGCTGGTCGATATTGTCCGTAAAGATTTTAGTGTTGTTGAATTGAATCATAATTTTTACTCGCTTTTAGAGCCGTAATTCTCTATTCTCTTAACCTGATTCCCAATACCGTCTTCGGCAAGTGAAATGAATTCGAGAACCTTTTCACTCCACCCGGCGATAATGTTTGTATTCTTGCCAATAAACTGCTGCGTGCCGTAGCCCTGTAAGTCTATCGCATGCACCCAGAAATCGGGGTTCTTGTTTTTGCGGTATTCGTCGGCAAGGGGCTGGCAAGTTCTTTGATAGCCGCCGTACCAACCGCTGTTTATTTCGTTGTCCGAAAGAAGAATAAGCCTATCCACCTTGTCGGGCAAGTTGAGTATTTTCCTAAGCGGTAAGGTCAAGTCCGTTCCGCCGCCCTGCACGGGAATACTTAATGCCGAGTTGATAATTCCGTTCTTACTTGAGAAAGTAGCCTGCCAAATATCTGTATCAAATGTATAGACTATGTATTCTTCGCAAATTTTACTTGCAAGCACGCCGAGCAAACGTGCTATGTCGCAGCACTTGATAGCCGATTTACCGCTTATAGCGTGTCCCATAGAACCGCTTGTATCTACCGCGATAACGGTTCTGCCCTTTATCTTGGGCATATTATCAACGGAATACTCAAGGGCGGTTTCAAGCGTATCGAGCACTTTATTCGTTATGCCGGGCACCTTTACAATTTCATTGTACGCCGAGAAGAAACGGAAAGGCAACTGTTTTGATTTAAGCACCTGCGCCTTATCTGCAAGTTTGGTATAAACTTTGTCGATATTTTCGGGCGCGGCGTTAATGATATTACGCAAATTGCGCAACATTGCCATATAGCCGAGTTTGTCTTCCGCAATGAGCTTTTCCCACGATTCCTTGGTATTTCCGTTCGCTGAAAGCTCGGTTTCCCAGCGTTCTGCCGTAGGAAGGGCGTCATTTATGATTGCGTTAAAGAGTTCTTCCTGCTCTTTTGTCTGCGGTTTAGTATGCGTGAGTTTTAATACATCCTTAAACTTAACCGTCTTATTTCCGCCGTTGTACTTGCTTATCTGATAGGTGCTGAACTTGCCGACTGCTGCGCCGAGTGCCTTTTTCAAGCCGTTAGGAATAGGCTTCCCGAACATAGTAAGGTAGCAAGCCAAAATTTCCGTAATATCGTCGGGGCGTTCTACAATGTCTGCAACGACTTCCTTTATGAATTCCTTACTGTTGACGTTGTTTGCAATGAGCGCGGTAAGCGCGTGCGATACCGAGCGCAAGTGTATTTCCTTTCTTGCGTAACGGGCGAGATTTGCAACGAACTTGGGTGCGCCGCCCAGTACTGCAGTAGCCGTTTTGATAAGGTCGTTCGTAGTGTCGCCGTAGTACTTTTCTTCGCCGAAGAAAGAAGTAAGCACCTGAGTTACGAGTTTGTCCTTGTCTGCCATTGAGTAGGCGACGTGTCCGCTCTTATTCTGGGTTTTGATAGTGTTGGTCTGATTAAATTTGCTCATTGTTATTTTATTCTCCTGAAATTTTTTATGTGGTTAATTCGTTTACATAGCAAAAGTGGCGCGGCGGGGTTAAAAGAACTTTTTCGTAAGTATTATAGTTTCCGTACCCGCACGGCAATTTGATTTTTCCAACTCTGAATTCGTCAATTTTTTTCGGTCTATTGTAAATTTTAATGTTGGAAATTTCCAAGCCATAAATGGGCTTACCTTTTGCAATCATTTTAATTTCGTCCCAATCTAAGCCTTTATTTATCTGTTCCATTATGCCACCGCCTTCATTTCAAGTTTCAGTTGTTCAACAAGATACTTTTTGAATATCTCTGCCATAATTTGCGCCTGCATGGGGAATTCCTTAACGAAGAATGAGCCTTCAGACAATTCGGGGTTGTGATCCGTCATAAAGTCGTAAAAGCGGACTTCGTTTTCGTCAACCCTATCTATCTCATTGAGAAATTCCTTTACGCGCTCTTTATCGCCGTTCGGGTCGCCGCCGCATTGAAAGTAAAGTTCGCGCGCCCGCTTTTTGGTCTTCTTCCAGTTAATCACGCTCTGCGACGACATTTTCCTTAAAAGGTAGTCCGCACTTACTCTGCACATTAACTGTTTAAAGGTTTCGTAGTCGTTTGCGCCCCAGCGGTAACAATAATTACCCCAGTCGCATTCTATTGAAAGCGTATAGGTTTCCGTATCGAGAATAAATACTGCGTGTCCACCGCTCAGGTGGAAGGTTTGCTTGTCGATTGTCAGTACGTCGTTTTCTTCAAACTTAAATGTGTACTTTTCGACGGTGCTGTGTGAGAATTTCATATAGGTTTTTCTGCCTCCAACAAATTTTTTTATCTTACCGACATTTGTGTCGGGATGATACTAAAAAAGGCTACCAGCTTTAACAGCCGATAGCCTACCCTCTGAATAGGGTGAATTGCTTGCAAGAATAATCGAATGCGGAAATTTTTAGGACTCGAACCTCAACTTCGGATAAAACTATCCGCCGTGTTACCAGTTACACCATTCACAAAAATTGCTGGCTTGTAAAGAAGTAACCGCATTCTGCACTATGCAAGTTTATTCTCTCAAAGGAGGGTGCTATCGGAAGAATTGGCGAAAGCGGGAACGTTTACGTTGCTCTAACCATCTGAGCTACGTCCCCAAAATGGCGGGGACGGCAGGACTCGAACCTACGACCTACGGCTTACCCATGCGAAGTAACCGCTTTCTACACTGTCCGACAGTGCACTTTCAAAAATATCGCGGAGAATGGTCGCGCCCGGCTCAATTTGGGATTAAAAGTCCGAAGTATCCGAGCACTGCACTACCGCGCTATAAAAACAAAATCGCCCGTCTATTGTGCAGAGGACGGACGCTTGTTTTTGACAATATGGGGTGTCACCTGCACTTGACGATACGCAGTGTAACACGCTTTTTCAGTTTTGGATTAAAAGGTATTCACATTTTTTTAAAAATTTTTTTCGGACGCGGAAACGGCTTTACTTAACATTGAATTCATAGCCGATAACCCCTTAATAAGTTTTTCGGAAGTAATCGCGGCGGCTTTTAAACTCTCATTAAAAAGTTGAACGCTTTCTTCGGGGGTTCTTTTGTGGTTGTTTACGATAGTGATTCCGCAAACTACTTTATCTTTATTACCGCTCATTCTTGGGGTTTCTCCTCGATTAGTTTTAGGGCAAGCTCGCCCGGCGGAACTTTCTTTACGATTTCAGCTTTCACGCGCTCGTCGCTCAGGGCGTTTATTATGTATTCCTTGTCTTGGCAACCGAGGCTACTCATTACGGCGGCCACCTGCGCTTTGTAATTCAAAGTATCAATCGCAACTTTCTTTCCCTGCATTCGCGGAAGGACTACTTGATACCCGGCGGCACCGTCTATTATTCGAGAAAGTACTTCCTGCTCAGTTAATAACGCCCCCGCCTTACCTTTCTGTTCCCAACAGTCGCAGACGTCGCCGACACCGCAATTTACTTGCTGGGAAGGAAACTTACGGCACCAACCGCCCGGCGCAGCTAATGGCTCTGTGTCGAACCATCGGCAGGTCGCGCAACTTTTTTTGACGTTCATTCCGTAAGGGTCGCTTTTGCTGGCTTGGCGCAAAGTCGGGACCTTGTTCTTAAAAGGGGGCGCGGAACTTGCTTTTCCGTTTTCTGTATGGGTATTCCCTGCGGGGGTATTCGCTTTACTCATATTTCATTTCCTGTATGCCGCTTGCGGCATTTTTTATTTTTTTGAATCGGGGTTTCGGAACTTTTTGTACTGATTTTTCAGTTCGGGGTGCTTATTTTCGGCATTCGGAACTTTTCTCGCCGCGCGTTCGTTTTATATGCTCGCGCATTTTTATCAAAACTTTGATTTGCCATTTCGGAACTTTCTTTCCCGATGCGATTGTGAGAAATTTTTCGATTTTGTCCCTGTCCATTCTTGCCCCACTCGGTTTGTCATTTTCTTGCGCTCATTCTACCGCCATTTTTTGAAAAGCGCAACCTTTTTTCGGAACTTTTTTCAGTGGAGGGTTGAAGTACACCCGGACTATACCTGCACCGTACCTACTCGCTGGTCGGAACTTTGCTCGTTGTATCCCAACCACTCTCTTATTATTATCTGAACCGTATGTGTGCTATGTGTGAGCAATGGCTTGTGTTGTGGTGCCCCGACTGTTGCGAAATCGAAATGGCGAACAAGATTAGGCGAGGCGGTGCAAAGGCTCGCTCGGCGTTCCGTTCTCGGTTTTTTGCTCGAAAAAGTACCCCCGCCGCCGTGCTTGCGTGTAAAGTGCTTTACTTAATGCGTTATTATGTAAAGCCCTTTGACGACGGGCGGCGCGTTGTGTGGCTCTGGGGCTGGGGCGGTGCTCGGCGGGGTCTTCACGCAAAACAAACGCAAACGACGACGGGCGCGGATAAAATAAAAAATTTTACTTTTTAAAATGGTGTTTTAAAAAATGAACAAGCGCGGCGGGGTCTGCCGCCTCTGCCCTTTGTGCCGCCGCCCTTCTGCCTTTTGCCTTGCCTGCCTTTTTTATTTCTGTTTGTCTGTTTTGGTTGTCTGCTTTTCGCTTTTAATGGTTGCGGGGTTTGCTGGGGTCTTGCCTTGCTGGGTGCTGGGTGGCTGGTCTTGTGGTTGCCTTGTCTGCTGTCGTGGTTGCTGTTGTTGTGGTGCTTGGTGTGGGTCTGCTCTGCCTTGCTATATGTTTATAACTCTTTTAATTTGTTTGTGTTTTCTTCTCTGGTGCTCTGGGTGCTTATATTAAATAAAATATTATACTTAAAAAGAAAAGAAAATAAATAAAAGAAAAGAAAAGCCCGCAAACGGTTTTAAACGCTCGCGGGGTTGTTTTGCCTTGTTTTGGTGGTCGGCTCTGGCGGTGTTTGGTTGCGCCCTGACTGACTGCAGAAAAATTGCGCCGCGCTCGCTGGGTTTGGCTGGTCTGCTTTACCTTTGCGGGCGTGGCGCGTTTTGTCTTTTATTCTCTTTTTGTCTGCTTGTGCTGACTTGGGCGGGCGGTTAGGTCGTCGCGGGGTCGTCGGTGCTCTCGCTGTCGTCGTTACCGTTACCGCCTGCGCCCTGCTGGGCGGGCTGAAGCGTATTGCTGGCGGGGTCATAGTCGCGGCGGAGGTCGTCGCCCTGTTCCATTCTGACGGCGGCGCGCCGTATTACCTCGGCGGGCTTCATTCCGTGCGCCTTAAAAATTCCCTTGATCCGCTCGGCTTCCGTCTTTGGTAGTGTGGCCGCAACGTTTTTAAAATTTTGCTTTTGCTGGGTTGCCTTGCTTTGGCGGTTGCGGTCTTGGTATGCCTTATCCGCTTTAATCTGCGCCGCGCTGCGTGTCGGTTTTCCTGTGCTGGCTGTTTGCTTGCTCATTGTCGCGCCGTGCCTCCTTGCGCCCTTTTTCGCCGTCTGGCGGGCTGTTCGGGCGGGTCTGTTCTTTTTTTGGTTTTGATTTTATCACGGCGGGCGGGTGTTTGTCAAGCGGTGCGGGGTTGTTTTTTTAATTCTGTTATAAATTAACATTAATTCTGATATAAAATAACAAAAATATTTTTTCTTAATTCTGCTATAAATTAGTTGCTTTTTATTCTTACTTCTGATATACTTTTATTGTAAACAAAGTTAAGTAAATAACTTTTTTACAAGCCTTTAAAACTGAATTTAAAAAACGTTCGCGGCTGTAGCTCTACGGCGCGTCGCTCCCTCTCTGGCGGCCTTGTTCCCCCTTCGGGCTTGGTGTCTTGCGGTTTGGTGGTTGTGTGAGCGGGTCAAGTTTGTTAAACGGTCAAGCCCTTTACCCTCTGGCGGGGGAGTCATAAAAAATTGAAATTAACAGCGGCGCGCGGATGCTATAACTCGCGCGGTATGGCTGGCGGGTTATCTTTTCCCCTGCTGGCTGAATCGAAAAAGCGAAAAAAGAACGGCGGCGCGCTTGCGCTGCCGTGGTCGGTCTGATGATGGCGGGATGGTTACCCGCCGAAATAACGCGCGCGGCGTTACTGCTGAAGGGAGCGGTTGCGGCGCGTGTTATCACCGAAAACTAAAAACGGAGGATTTTTAAAAATGAATCGTATTACATTATTAAATTTAATTGAGAACGGCGGCGCGACTCTGAACGCGCGCGGCGAGTCTGTCAACTTTTCGCGCGGTTATCAAGTATCAAAAAAAGATTGCTATATTTTGGAGGTTGGCGCGGTCAATAAGATTTTGCGCGCTGTAAATAAACTTTTACGCGGTCTGCAGTCTTGCGATTTTGTCGGGCTGTGGGTTGAAAATGGATTTATTTATATAGATATTTCCGAACGGATCGAACGCTTAAGCGCGGCGATGGTTGCGGGAATTGCACGCGGTCAAAAATCAATTTTTGATTGGTGCATGGGTCGTTGTATCGGTTTGGGGGTGTCGCGGTAAACGCTGAACAGATTAAGCGCGTAAGCCTTGACCGCCCGCAAGGGCGGCAAGCGGCGCGGAGGTTTGATTATGACAGAACAAGCAAAAAAATCACTTGAGAAAATAAAATCCCGCAGCGTTGATTTTCAATTTACTATGCTTGGGCGGTTGCTCTCTGATTGTAAATATTATTTAGGCGCGGGGAACAGATACGCGCCGAATCTCTGGGCGTGGAATGAACGCGACCAACTGGACATAATGCGCGAGCTTTGCGCAACGCTTAAGCCTGACTGGTTGACCCTTGAACAAATCGACGAATTAGAAAAACAGATGATAAACCCCGAACAGCCGCGCCGGGCGGAAATTCTGAACAAGCCGACCATGGCAACGTGGCGCGGCAATACTGACAAATTAAAAGTTTTTGTTAAAACTGTAACGCATACGGACGGCGCGCCCTATGAGGTAGTAACAGAACAGAACGGAAAACAAACGGCGCATTTATTAAAATTAAGTTACGACGAAAAGCGCGGCGACCTATATTTTAAAGTTTGCAACCGTAAAATTTATTTATCCGCTTGCATCGTTGACAAGCCCGCATATTTAGCGGCTTTAAATCTGAACACTTAACGCCCTGACGAGTACCCCGACGGCAACGGGGCGAAACGGCGGCGAGGGTTTACCCCTCCCGCCGTCGGCGATAGCCAAAAATTAAAAAACGAGGTAAAAAAATTATGTGCAAGACAAACAGCAACCCCGAAATTATTAAAACAATTAACGAGGGAATCGAAACGGCGCGCGGCTACGGGCTCAAGCTCACGGTTGAAAACTCTGAACAGCTTGACGCGGTAAAAGCTGAGGACATTTTAAAAAATGCGTTTTTTAATAAACCCCTGAAAGATTACGCGCTTACAGCGGTTGAAACCGTCGGCGGCTATGGTGCAATAGTTGCGGTAATTTTAAACGATAAAATTATATATAAAGATTTACAACTTTATTATAACGCTTGGAAGCCCGAAACCGCCGAAGCGGTTGCGTATATGCTTGGCAAGGCAGAAAAAAGCGTTTTCACGGTTGCGGAAATTCTGGACGATCCTATTAAAAGCTATGCAGAATTTAGAAATAAAAGGGATTTTGTTGTAAATTTATACCCGAAAATTTTCGGGTATGTGTCGTCAATATATATCGGCAAGCCGTCTGAAGAACAGAAACAAGCCGCCGAAAAAATGTATTTATGCCGCGTAAATTGGGCGTATTTTGCAAATAAAGAACACGTTGAAAAGGTTGAAAAACTTTACGACGGATTAAAAGAAAAACACTTAAAACAGCTTGCGGAAGATATGAACTATTTTAAAACCGCCGTAAAATCTGAAATGTATAATTATGAATGCTATTACGGCGGGCGTTATGAGGAAGCCCTCGCGGAAATAGGCTTGACTTTTGACGGATTAACGCCCGAACAGTGCAGCGCATACAACGCCGCAAAAAAGGAATATATCGACGAGAGAAACAAGGGCGATTATTAAATTAAACAATGAACAGCCGCCGGGCGCAATACTTCGGCGGCTTAATTATTAAAAAATAAAATATCACGGAGAAAAATTTATGAACAGCGTAAAAAAGAACTTTGAACAGATAAGCGAAAAATTGGCCGCATATATGAACGGCGAAGACGGTAAAAAAATAACCGTCGTTATGTTAAATGACTTCGGTTGCCCGTGCGTTATGCAGATGAAGATCCACGGCGTAAAATTAACAAGCTATGCACAATATAGCAACGCTTTTGAAATCGGTTGCACGCCGAAAAACAAGCGCAATAAATACGGACTCACTTTGCACGAGGGTAAAAATTTTGCGATTTTCGCGGACTGGGTAAACTCCTCCTTCTCTATGCCTAACATGTTTATGTGTTTTGATAAAGGATTGTTTTACAAAACGGTTGACGGCGTGAACGGCGAAAAGCTGGGCGAACAAAGTGAAAGGCGTTACGAGCAGGAAATTAAAGAAAAAGGGAAAATTTACAAGGTTGTTGAAGCCTTCGGAATGGACGGAACAAAAATTTACAGAACAGAAGATGAGCTTTTAAACGCATACGAAAAAACGGGCGAGCATCGCGCAAGTTATACAAGGCTTGAACTTCAAGGAACCCCCACCCTTCGCGGGCTTTGCGGCCCGATGTACGACGGCGACGAAGACGGCAACGCGGTTATACGTTACGAATCAAGCGCAGTAAACCGCGCTTTTGATTAACGCAAGGGCGCAATTAAATATAGGAGGCAATTATGGAAAATAAAATTGACGAACAGTGCCGCGCGTGCATATTTTTTGATGGCGGTTGTAAAAGTGCTTTACTTGCTGGACTTAGAAAAGAGCTTAAAAAGTGCAACAAGTTTAAGACCCAAGAACAGAAAGACGAAGAAACAAGGCGGAGCGCGGACAAGTCGCGCGCCTATAATCGCACGCATAAAAAGCGCGCCGGGGTTGTAAATATATGCACGCGCCGGGCGAACTGGAACGCTTGCCCCTATATTGATATGGACTATCAAGAATATTGCGCCGAGGGTTGCGAGTGCTGGAAACAGGATGCGCCGTCGGCTTGTGTTGGTTGTGTGCAGGTTGAAAGACAAAATAAAAAAGGCGAAGTTTAATTATGTGTACCATTACCAAAAACGAAAAATTTAACAGTTTTGAATTAACTTTTGACGGCAAGCCGTCTGAACAGATCCGCGATATACTTAAAGCGAACGGCTACCGCTGGAACGGTAAGCGCGGAATCTGGTATGGCTATAAAGACATATCCGCCCTTCTAAATGGTGAACAGAATATTACAGTTACGCCCACCACTACCGCCGCCGATAATACGGCGGCAGAACAGACAGAAGACAAAAGAACGCAAGCCGCGCTTTTAGAAGAATATTTAAAAATACTTGCGATTGAAACGTGGACGAACAACCCTAAAATGATTGATTATGAACGCAAAACAATCGCAAGAATTTATCAAACTGAGCAGGGCTATTTAATAGCGATTAACAAGCCGAAAATTGAAACTAATTTCTGTTTTGGTTACGGACAAAACGGCGTAAGCTCTGGGGAAGATTATAAAGAAGCCGAAAAAGTGCGCAGCCATGCCGCCGCAGATACAAACTACTTTTTAAGCGAGAACACAAAAGAATTACGCGGAATTATAGAACAGATTCAAAAGTACGAATTACGGACAAGAACTCATTATATAGGCGCGCCCGAACATAGCCGCGTAAAATCGCTTGAAACGATTGACGGCTATTTTACGCGGCTTGAAACCGCTGACCGTAACGGCTGGGAAGTAATTAGCGAAAAAGACCGCGCCGGGCTTGTGGATGCGTATAAAAAAGTTTTAGCAGACTTTGAAAAGCGTTTACAAACGTATTTAAAGCGTTACGGCTTAACAAAATTGAATACTTGGACTTATTTATCTGATTAACTTTACAGGCGAACAGATGCCCTACCGACTTTACGGGGAAAATATTTTTCTGAGGTGAAACTATGAACAGACCTATTTTATCTTATAACGGCAAACCCGACCACAACACGGCATTTTTAAGCGAAAAAACACAGAACGCAATTTACGATGCGTGCGAGCTTTTGGAACAGCGCGGCTTAGAATTCTTTTACGCGATACAGAACGGCGAATACAGCAACGGCGACTTTGTTTATATCTACAACGGCAAAAAGAAAACTTTGAGCTGGCAGCCGTCGGCGCAGGCTGAGGAATCGTTTTTAAGCGAAGTTAAAGGCGCGTTGTTTGATATGGTTGCCGAAATCGACGAAGAAAAAAAGAATCTGAATAGATACGTTATAACTATAACGGAAACTTTTGCGAAATCGGTTGCGGTATATGCGGAATCGCCTGAACAAGCGCGCGCTTGGGTACAGAAAAAATATGATGACGGCGAAATAAAACTGAACAGCGACGATATACAGGACGACGAACTTTACGAAAATACGGAAAATTACGAAACCGAAGAATCAAAAGGCTTGGTTGACTTTTTCCCTACATACACCGCCCCGGCGTGCTTGTATGAAGTGCACGAAATCGAAGATGAGTTTACAGGTACCCCCGCCACCGTCAACACCTACGAGGACTACGCTGAAGCCTTAAAACTCTACAACGATATAGACAAGGAAGGCAAGCCCGCAAGACTTTTAAAGGTTGACTACGACGGCGACCCCATCGACGAAATTAAAAGCAATTACTGAACAGGGACAGAGAATAAATTATGATTGACACAAAAGAACTTTTGGTGGCTTTGAAAGCTGAACCGCTTATTAATAAGTATATGTATAAAGATACTTGGACTTCTGGCTCATCTACTACGGTTTACCCTATAACTTTTTGGAAAAGCGAAGTTGAAATACAAATTAACACAAAAAAGAATGTGTTTGAAAAATTCATTGACCGTTTTATCAAGCAGCACGGCGATTTAGTATTAGCTGGCAGTTTTTGTAAAATGGACGATAGCTGCCCCGCCACCTTAACATTTTGGTATAACATACCCGAAAATGAAGGCTATCGCAAAGGGCACGCCATAAATAAAGCTACAAGGCTATTTTGGAAAACACACAAGCCCGAACTCATAGAGCAAGCAACAGACTTAAAGGACTTTATGCGCCGCGCTGAACAGGCATATAACGCGGCGTTGGACGGGCTTACAACGTTTAAAGAAGAAACCGCCTACACCGCCGTTGATTACTGGAAAAAGAAGAACAGTTTAAGCGACGACGACTACTCATTTTTATTGAATGAGTACGAATTAGAGAAACGAATTATTGACTTATAGGAGGCAATATGAACAACAATATCGCAGGCTTTGACAGTCAAGGTTTTTTTGACTATCTGAAACAAAACTTTTCGGGGTTTGAAAATCATTATTTATACGAACTTGTCGAAAATATTCTTGAAAGCTCACCTAACTATATGAGCGGAACAGACGAATTGCTTGAGTACTTTAAAGCTATATTCCCCGAAATCGAATTCGGCGAAATTGCAATTTTTGTTGACGATGACTATTTGACGGACGAAGGAAAAAAGCAAAAGCACATATACAGAACAGCTTACGAGGCTGATGAACTCTGGGAAAGGCAGCGCGATATTGAAAGCGGGCGCGATTCTGAATATCAAAATATGACGGAATTCTTTAACGGCGAATTCCCCCGCGCTTGCAGTAAACGTTACACCTCCGTCCAAATTCACCAGCTTTTATGCTGGGTTGCAGAACTTGGACAGCATACCGCGCGCGATAACGTGCAGGCATTACAAGAAATCATAAATAATTAAAATTTTAAAAGGGGTTAAGTAAATGACTATTGAAGAATGCGAAAAGCGCAACAAGGCAGTTGTTAGGGCTTGGAAAGAATGGAAAGAAGGTAAAAATTACCTCGAAAATCTGGACTGTGCTATACTTGCAGAAATCTTTTCTATAAAATATCCGCTTGCTTGTCAACGGTATTTAATATGTACAGACAATCCAAACGATGCAAGAACAACCGCGCCGAACAAAAAGACGCTTGAAACAATATTTAATTTTTTACAGAAACTATCAAAAATCACGGAAATTCCTAAAGAATATCAAGACTTTTCGGAAGAAAAACTAAATACTGAACAGAACTTTGAAACAATAAAGGCGGCGGCGTGCTCGTATTATTTAAACGCAGCAGAACAGGCAAAAGCGAAAGGTTTGGATAGGTTGTACGACTATTACACCGAACTTGCCAAACAAACAAAAGATTTTAAACCTGAGAATATCAGCAATAACAGTCAAACAAGAAAGACCCCCTGCCTATTCCATTTTGCGACAAGCAAAAAGAAAACAGAACAGCCCGAACACTTAAAGGTTGATATAGCGAATAAAGAACTTGCCTTCGGACAAGACTTCACCGACTGCGGCGAACCTACCATTGTTAGCCGTAAAGCGTTAAACGAAATCGCTGACGGTTACAAGTGGTTTGGTTATAAAGAACTTACGGGAGATAATCAAGTATGAAGAAAGAACAATTCTTTATGTTTATGCGCGGCTACGACGAATCGCAGGGCGGTTTTGTTATGGGCGAAGGTAAATACAGTTACGGCTGCCACTTTGAGCAAGCCGAAGGCTATATTCACGAATGCGCAAACGGCGTTAAAGTTGCGATAAGCAAAGCTCGCAAATATGGCGGTTGGCACGCAACGGAAATTACTACGGGTTACTCTTTAGGGCATACCTTTGATAAAATTGCGGACGTTATCGAGCACGCCGAAAAGGTTGCTGAAGTTACTACAAAAATGCTTACAGAACAGCGAACAAAAATAATTATTGACCACTTAAACAAATATAAAGAAAAATTAAAAACGCCCGCTTAAAATTTGGGGAAACTCAAATATATTCGGGGGTCAACCGTGAAACAGAACAGCGAGAAACAATTAAAAATATTAAGGTGAAACTATGAAAAAATCAGAACTGTTAGCCCTTGCAAATATAGGCAAAACTGAGATATGCGGAATAAAATTAAAAGTAATTGTGCGCCCCTCATCTGTGGACGGCAAAGACTGGCTTGAAATTTTTGTTGACCCGCTTACGCCACTTCACCAACCCTTGTGCTTAGGCGAACAATGGGTTGAATTTATTACGGAACAGGAATGCGCCGACTTTGAAAATGCTTTACTGCAGTATAAAAAATCTGCCGATGAATTTTATGAGAAAGCGCAAAGAATTGTAAAAGCTACCCTCACAAAGAACGGCGAAATTCTTATAATTGATATGCCAGATTCTGTCAAGCAAGATTGGGAACACTACCCCCGCTCTTTAAAACTGATGCTGACAACTAAACATAAAATCCGCTTTCTTGATAAAAGAACAGAAAAGGGCATTGAAAACTGGTTTGCGCTCGGCAACTTTGCGCTTGACCTTGACGGCGAAATTTTTCAACCGCACTGGTCTTATTGGTTAGAAAAAGCCTATTATATTTCAACCGAAAGAATTAAAGATATTGCGAGGAATATATGAAAAATTCAAATAATGAACAGCAAAACGAGCTTATTATAGACGGCGTGCAGCATTGGCAATGTAATAAATGCGGTAACTATTTGCCCGCAACCGATAAATTTGGGCGGGTTGAAAGCGATGCTGGGTGGCTTTGCCACGACTGCATAAAGAAACTCACAGACGATGACGTTCCCCTCACCTTTGAAGACGACAAGCTCGCCAGCTTTGAGTTTGGTGGTTATACCTTTTACCCCGAAAGAAACTTTACAAAGAAAGAAAAGGCGGACGACGAATATTTGACCCGCTTGCGTATTGACGAAAATTTAAAACTTAATATTAAATTTACCCACAAAGATTTTTATGCTGAGGCACCTAAACCTTGGAAGGATTTATACAGGTGTGAAGAAACAGGTCGGCTTTATTGCCCTACGGCAAGATTTCTTATGATATACGAGTAATAAAGGTGAATTTATGAATATAAACGAATTAAAAGAACTTTCAACACTCTGTAGTACGCTCAAGATTAAAAGCTGGGGCGAACTGCAAAACATTAAAAACAAATACGGAATTCAAAGCAATGGTGAGTTACTCTCATTGCTTGAAACTATGGCGGCCTACAAGGTCGCCTAAATCATTTCTTGGGAGGAAATTATGGAACAGATTAAAATAAGTTTAACGCCCTATCAGGACAAATATACAAAGAAAATTAACGCGAACAGGTTTAATATATTTGCGAACGGTGAACGGATCGGCGACCTTGAAGGCAGGCTCAGTCGCATATCAAATAAAATGACTTGGGATATAAATTATGACCGCGACAAAATAAGCCGTTGTAATGATAACGCATCGTCGATTATATTAGCTAAAAAGGCAATAATCGAAACCTATTCGCAGTACAGAAAAGCCGCGTCCGCTAATAGTCAAAAAATTCACGTCAAGGAACTTCCTTTTGGTGATAATTCCGATTTCTTCCCTACCCCTTCCGCTCTTGTCGGAAGAATGCTGAACCGCGTAAACTGGAAAAGACTTAAAACAATTCTGGAACCTTCCGCCGGGAAGGGCGATATTGTTGAGTGCATCTTGGCTTACGGCGATAGTAGCGTTAAATACGACGGCAGATATTATTCAAGGGGAATACACCCTGATATTGACTGTATAGAGATTGACGCAAACCTGCGCTATATACTTATGGGCAAAAAATTCCGCGTTGTTCACGATGATTTCTTGACCTATAAAACGCAAAAACGCTACGACCTTATCATAATGAACCCGCCCTTCTCAAACGGCGACGAACACCTTTTAAAAGCGTTGGAAATGCAGGAACAGAGCGGCGGTCAAATTGTCTGCTTGCTCAATGCAGAAACGCTTAAAAATGCTTACACGAACCGCCGTAAAGTGCTTATGCAAAAGCTCAGCAAGTACGGCGCACAAATCGAATATATTAAAGACGGCTTTAAAAAGGCGGAAAGAAAAACCGATACAACTATTGCTTTGATTTATATAAATATTCCCCGCTCGGATGACCGTTCGGAAATATTTGAGCGTATGGAAAAGACAGCAAAGCAACGTATGGAAACGCAGGGTGATACCTACGAAGTTGCCCCGAACGATAAAATTGAAGCTCTCATTCGCTCTTACGAAATCGAAACCGCCGCAACAATCGAATTCTTTAAGGAATACAACGGACTAATCGGAAAAATATCAAAGAATGACGAACAGAAAGACGGCGACAAGGAAGTAATCGGCTTTGCGCTTACTGTTGGTGGCCGTAGTTATTTCGGTGATGACGGAATCGGAACAGAAGAAGTCAACGAGTATTTAAAAATTGTTCGCAGGAAGTACTGGTACAAACTGCTATCCCTTCCCCAGCTCACAAGCAAGCTCACAAGCAAAATGAGCAAGGACTTCTTTAACAGGCTTGACGAAATGAGCAACTATGAATTCTCGCGCTTTAATGCAGAATGGCTGGTGCTCTCTATCAATGCCGCGTTATGGGACGGAATCGACGACGAACTTTTAAAACTCTTTGAAAAATTCACCACCGAGCACACCTATTATCCTGAATGCTCAAACAACATTCACTACTATAACGGCTGGAAAACAAATAAGGCGCATAAGGTAAATTACAAGGTAATCATACCTTCCTACGGTGCGTTCGCAAGATATAGTTATCATGGAGTGCTTGACGTATATGCTTGTTATGATTTGCTTGCCGACCTTGAAAAGACCTTAAATTATCTTGACGGAAACAGAACAGCGGAATGCGGCTTACACAACGTATTAGAGTGCGCAAACGCACGCGGGCAGACAAAAGATATATGCTGCAAGTACTTTAGTGTAACTTTCTATAAAAAAGGTACTTGCCATATCGTATTCCACAAGGAATGCTACCGCCTTATCGATGCGCTGAACATTTACGCGGCGCGTAACTTCAAGTGGCTTCCCCCTTCCTACGGACAGAAACATTACCACGAAATGGACGACGAAGAAAAGAAAGTTATTGACGAATTCCAAGGCGAACAGGCTTACGAAACTGTAATGCAGGACAAAGCTGGGTACTTGATAGGCGATGCAAAGCCCGCCGTGCTTATGCTTAACTAAGCAATGAACAGCCCCTTACGAATACTACTGCGTGAGGGGCTAAACTACTTGAACTTTTAATCAAAATTTGCTATTATGGAGAATGCAATGAATAGTTTAGATAAAAAATTTAAACATAGTATCTGGTTTAAAGGCAAAGATATGACTGTGCGCGAATTTTTAGAATACGCGGCACACGCTTACGGCGCGTTCGGGATTGTTAAAAGGCCGTCGCTTAAACAGTCGGAAAACCTGCTTGACGAAGTAAAGTATGACTTTGTGCTTGTCGGTGATGAACGCGGAAGTTATCGCCTTACGGTTGAGCAATACAACTACTACGCAGAACATTACAATAAGCGAGTATCTGAGCTATTCGCAAATGACAAAGAAACCTTGGAAAAACTCTTACTTCCTTTGTCAGTTTTAACTTAATTAGTCAGGTTGGAGGAATAAAATTGAATATTATAGATTTAACCCAAATTATAAAGAATAACAGACACAGCGAAGAAAAAATGCTTAAAAAGGCTTTAAAGTGTCAAGGTTGTATTGACTGCGCCAAAGATAAAGAAATGCGCCGCATTAACCTTTGCGATATAGCAAAAGGCTGTACCGCCCATACGGAAGTTTTTCCTATCAAGAACGGCAAATTTGAAATCTTTGTCGATATATGCACTAACGTCAAGGGGTATGAAGACCACGAATTTATTATCATAAATATAAACAAGGTTTACAAAGATAAAGACCTCTCTTTCCCTTACAAAATTTTTACTTACGCAAAGGCGGTGAAATAATGAAAGTTGAAATCGGTTACACGTTAAGAATTTACAGCATGAAATGCGAACCGCAATATAGCGGCAAGGTTGGTACTGTCGAACATATCGACGATGCGGGTCAAATTCACGGTACTTGGGGTGGTTGCGCGCTTATTCCCGGCGAAGATAAATTTGAAATTGTTATGAACGAAAACAAGACCGCAACCGACAAACGAATCGATACCGAAAAGCTGACAAAAATCTTGCGCAATGTTGACGACTGTCAGTGCAACGGAAATTGCGATAATCGTTGCTGTAAATGCGCCGAATACGCGAGCGCAAAACGGGCTGTCGATATGGGGTTCGGCGACATTAAAAAGGCTAAGGCAGATTTCGCTGAACAATTATACGACAAGCTCGACAGCGCGTCAATGTGCTTTGGGCGCGAACCTGAACGCGACGCTGGCGTTTATATGTCAGACATTAAAAACGTGATTAAAGAATTATTAGGGGAATTTGATATATGACATCTTACGAAAAATTTAATAAGGTTATGCAGACATTCCTTAAAACGTCTGAAACCGTTTCCAAAAGCAAAGATACTTACGAAAAGTATCGCATAGTGCTCACCGACTTTGGTGCATGCTTAAAAGCAAACGACGAACAGCGCGAAGACGTAACTTCACTTATGGTTCTCGAATATAAAAAAGCAGTCAAGTCCCGCAACGTATCGAGTAATACGGAGCGGGATTATCTTACAATTCTGCACGCATTCTTTGTGTGGGCAATCGAGCACAAGTTTTATACTGAACAGCCCATTCTCGCCCACGATAAGCCGGGCAAAGAAAAGGTTGAATATGACCTACTTTCAAATAACGAAATAAACACTGTGCTTGGCGGCAAGATTCCCCGCTACTCTGCGCAAGCAACTGCAGTCCGCAACCGCGCTTGGGTATTTCTCTTAATACAAACAGGCATTAGGACTTCCGAGCTTTTGAACTTGCGTTACGGCGACTTGGACTTCACCAACAATAGCATTCGCATCGTCAAAGGAAAAGGCGGTAAATCGCGTTCTGTGGGCTTTCCTGCTATGGCAAGGCGTTTTGTCGAAGAATACATTGAAAGCGAAAATTCGCGTATTTGCGGCGACGAGAACGCGCTTTTATTTGGTCATTACGACAAGAAAGGAAATTTCAAGCCTTTCACCCGTCAAAATTTCTACCAAGTCATAAGAAGTTATATTCGCCGCTCGGTTGGACACGATAAAATCGGCGGACACGATTTGCGCCACTCAAACGCAAGCGTGCTGTTTACCAACAACGTTGGACTTGCCACCATACAGCAGGTATTAGGGCACTCGAACCCCGAAACAACGCGAATATATATCGAAAATCTCTGCCCCGAAAGCGCACCTGCGACAGTGAATGCGGTATTCGATGCAAGAGCTTAAAAAAATAAAGATTATAAATTAAAATTATTAAAAGGCGCACGGCAATTTCGCCGGGCGCCTTTTTTC